ACACTAATTGCTAGAGTACCATTTACATCAAATTTAAACGTCGGAATCATTCCAATGCCAGCGTCACCATTACCTGATACAACTATATCTGCTACCCACATACCTGCTCCTTTAACTGCACTATTAGATGTACACCTTTCAAATTGCAGAATACCTGTATTGTTCCAAGAACGTCTGTCACCAACACTGTCACCCATGTGAAGATAGTGTTGGTAAATATAACCAGTGGGGGTTATGCTACCATCTATATCAAGTTCTGTTTGAGGTAAAACTGTGTTTATTCCTACTTTACCATTCCCATAAACAACAAATCTAGTTCCATATGATGTATTACTATATGTATATACCCCTGAAGTGACAGCACTTAATTTAGTCACACCCATTGAAGTATTAGATGTTATAGACGTTATTGTCTTTGTATAAGTCCCAAAAGATATTGTATCCCCTATCTTAAAATCTTTAATAAATTGTGTGCCATTACCAGTTACAGAAAAAGTATTTAACATAGCATTGATAGTGCCAGGAAGCCACTGAGGTTGAGTTACTGATAATGAAGTGATATCAGGGTCTACTTTTGGTGCTAAAATGGACATGTCTTGGTCACCTGTGTTTGTGCCACTAACTAAGTCTAAAGCAGTGATGTTTGAGTGAATATCAGTTGAGTACACACTAGCATCTACAATTTTAACGTAAGTTACAGATATTATATTCCCATCAAAATCCTTGTATGCGCTTCCTGCTCTAATTGCTGCTGACACTGCATCAGCCGAAAGGTCATCTCCTCCATTTTGAAAATAAGCTACCCCAAAGCCCTCATTATTGAGGGCGGATGCTGCACCTAGACTTGATAGCGTTGGTAGTGTTTGGTCACCTGTGTTTATACCTGTAATCGCAGCTAATTTTGTCTGTTCTGTAGTAGTGTAAGAAGCTGTAGTGTCAGTTAGAACTGATGCTATTGGTTGATATACCCCTGAATGGTCGTGGTCTCCATAAGCTGTCAATACGTGAGTAATCCCAAATCCCGGAAATGATACTAACCCGCTATAGTTTGAATTTACTGCGTGGTCACCTGTGTTTGTGCCACTAACTAAGTCTAAAGCAGTGATGTTTGTATGAATGTCAGTAGAGTAAGTTCCTGCTACTTGTGCCCCTACATCAGAGTAGTCTAAAGAAACAATACCATATTGCCCATTTACAGACTTTACAGCATCTGTGTTATCTACTATATTCCAACCAGCAGAGCCATTACTAATCAGCCAGTCTCCAATTTCAAAATGTATACCCCCTACATCTCCTAAATCTTGAACAATAAAGTACCATCCGTTTGTGTCAGTGGTCGAAGTAGGTAATGGATTTCCATCTAAAGTCAAATCATCCGAAGATATTAAATTACTTACAATTGAAAATGTTCCCTTCCATTTGAGTGCTCCTAAAATAGCATCTGGTAAATTTGAAGTACTTATTTTTGCATTACTGTCAAGTCCTACATAACCATTATTGACTCCCTTGTTTGCAGAATCTTCAGGTATAAATCCTAACAAATCTTGTTTCAGTCCTATTGCCGTCGCTTGTGCAGTACTTACTGGTTTATTTACGTCACTAGTATTATCTACATTTCCTAGTGTTATCTGTGCTTTAGTTACAGAGTGAGGATTTAAAGTACTTGAAGTATGGTCTGTTGCACTTTCTAACCGTACTTCTGTAATCTTAGTTGTTGCACGTATTGAGTCCCCGTTAGCAGTAGGTATAGACAAGTTTGTGAGTTTGTGACTGCTCATGTCTATGTCTGCAGTTGCTCCTGAGTATAATGAGCTTGAGTCTATTACCCATCCTGTAGAATTATCTACATTTGTCAAGTCTATAAGACTATAATAACTTGATGTAGATAAAACGTAGACTCTTGTAACTCGTTCCTTTAACTGGTCAACATTAGAGGCTAAAGCATATAAAGAGGTCAAGTCAGTAACTAACCGAGCCCCTCCTCTTACATAATCTGCATCCACAATAGAATATTGGGGATTATTATGCTGCATTACATCTGGGTATCTTAAAGCCATAGTTTATGAGATTACAAGAGAATTGTTAGTAAACGCTGCAGGTGCATTTGATTTATAAACTCTGTAAGTTACAGTTGCTCCAAAACTGTTAACTCCTGCTATATCTGACTGTTTTGTAAATGAGCCTAAAACCGGAGTGACACCATCCATTATTATTCCAGTTAAATCGCCTGCTGCTGCACGATAAGCATAATAAGTATAATTTCCAGAAGGTGCAGTAGCTACCACAGTTTTTGATTTTGTATTTCCTAAGGAACTATTCCCCATTGATAAGATAGTAGTTAAACTAGGAGTTGCACTTGAATCATAACCAAATACAGATTTGTAGAGAAAGGATATAGGATTTACGCCTAAATAAGTGATTTGAGTACCTGAGGGAGTAACACATTCTATTACTAACCTATAATAAATTACAGTGGCATTAATTAAAGAAGAGTCATTATGAGTATAACTGATTGTATTTGTCAAAGTTCCAGTTGAAATAGTCACCCATGCGGAATTGTTCAAACTGTACTGTAGAGTTCTTGTAGAAATAGATACCCCGTTTTGAGACAATTGACTGATTGTTCCAGAAAATAACGTACTTATATCGCCTAACTCTCTTGTAAGACGCGTTGTGGCTACTGTAGTAGTAGGTTCTGAATAAAGAGCTGGGGTAACTGTGTTGCTTGGAGGAGTTCCCACTGTAACAATTGCTCCTATTGAATCAGTAGCAATCAACTGATAGTTGAAACTAGTAATATTATCACCTGTTAACAGAGAATCTACTACATGAGTATGAGAGCTCTTTGCAACACCTGAATAAATTTGTACCCATGAACCTGTCCCACGTCTGTAAGATAAAACATAATTTGTAATTGTCGCAGGAGTGGGGTTATTGCAGGTACTTGACATAGAAATGGTTATTGTTCCTGTAGTAGAATTATAAGGAATTGTCCCAGAGGCAGAAACGGATGCTGTTGGATTAATTGACTCTAATGCTGCTAAACGTATTACCTCCTCTACTGTTTTACCTGTCGCAGGTATTACTGTACCACTTACATATTTTCCAAAAGTCTTTCCCCCGGAAAGGTTTACTATTATGTCAGAAGTTAAAACAGGCAGCCCAGGAGCTACTTCAAAATGAACTGTGCCTTTTAAATAAGTGTCTGTTATAGAATCACTTCCTAAGGTTACTGTATTACTACCATTGCCAACAGCATTTGCCCCAATAACTATTTCATTTATTAGTTCATTTGCACTTGCCATAGAATTATACCCTAAGTATAAGCCATGATTTCCTGTAGTTCTTGAAGTAGCCCCATCAGAAAGATAGGTTCCTGCATAATTTCCTAAAGCTGTATTATACCTACCTGAGGTATTATATACCATACTCATCCCACCTAATACTGAGTTTTCTCTCCCTGTAGTATTTGAGACTAAAACGCTATAACCTATAGCAGTATTTTGCTGTCCCGTGGTATTTGCTCCTAAATTACCACTACCTATCCTTATATTACCTTGAATAGCGCCACCTCCAAGCCCAATTTGTATACCTTGGACAGTTAAATCATAAGCTCCTAAATTAACAGCTCCGGTTGCTCCATAGTAAGGAACAAGCCCTGTTACTACAGGTATATTAGATGTTAAAGCTAATGTATAAGTTCCAGCAATAGGGGGTGCAGGAAATTTTATAATAGATCTAGAGGTGGGGGGTGTAAAGGTAATATCTGTAGTGCATCCACCCGTAACGCTTTGACTTAATTTTAATATTCCATTATAAATACTCATATCTACCCATGTACCACCATACGCGTTTTGAATCTCAACTAAGTTAGGGTCTGCATAGAAATAACTTGACTTTTTATTTGGAGAAGCAACTCCATCTTCAACTTGAAACTCAAAGTATTTATTGAAAGGGTCACCATTTAAAAGATTTACATACCCACCATCAAATTCAGCATAACTATTAGTATCTAATACCTGTTGTAAAGTAGGTATAAGTAAACTAGATAGCCCAGCATTTACAGCATCTACGGTTGGAAATTTAACCCCTGTGCCATCAAAGGTTAAATTATCTTGTTTGTTTGCTAAATTTTCAGGTGTGAAGCCTAAAGCTGTTTCAAATTCTTCAATATCATGTGTGATAACATTGCCTAAATTCAAGGCCTCAATTAATCCCGCTGCAACTCCTGTATTTTCTTTTCCTATAAGTCCTCCCAAAGCAACTTCAATAGCAGTGTTCAGTTGAGCATACTCTATTGCCTGCCCTGCAGAGGTAGCAGGCAATAAGTTTATTATTTTATGACTTAGAACGTCAAAGTTTGCATCTACTTTTACTTGAGTGCTTGTTCTTATTGTTGTTCGTTCCACAGTATTATGTTGTTTTTGCTTTATAGGTTGCTGTTACTCTATCTATAAAAACTATATTCAAGGGAGCAAATCCTAGCTTTATTTGAGTATCATTTAAACAAATAAAATCGAATTCCTGTAATCCATTTATATAAATCGATATAGAGTCAGAAATATAAGATTGTGATACAGTAAAGATGGTATTTGAGCCATCAACTTCTCCTAAAAGAATTTCTGTATATATTAGCCCATTTTCTCTCTCAATCTGTTCTCCTATGGCAACAGCTAATCCTTGAGCGACGCCATCAAGAGCTTTAGCTTGATTGGCTTGTTTTAATTGAGAGCTTAAAGCTCCCCTCAAAGCTTCTGTAAATATTACATAATTAATGGAGTTACTCATTACTAAATCGTTTATATTGTGGTTGTAGTTGTAGTAGTGGTGGCTGCAGTAGTTGTCGTCGTAGTTACGATCTCTTCTCCACTACTAGTAACACCTTCCTCTATAACTACAATAGAGAGATGACTGTTGTAAGGAATGAGATATTTCTTAATAAAGTTTTCAATAGATGTGATCTGTAAAGAATTATTTCGATTCTTCAACCAGCATGAAATCCAATTATTTACTTGAAGTAAACCATGTGAATAAGGAGTGTTTAAAGGCATAAATCTAACTCCATAAATTTTAGCAGAACCTCCTTCAATCGTTATAAAGGGAGTTATCCAATTGACGTTTTCAACTAAAATTAAATTCTCTCCCTGATGAATGTTAGTTATATCATCAGCGAAGACTTTTTTATCTTTGTTGAAGAGAAATAGTTTAATAAGTAGATATTTGTCATCTCTACTCAATCCTATGGTGGTGAAGAAATTGTTTTTAGTGGAGCCGTCTTTATGAGATACTAAATCAAGAAGAGTTAAATCTTTATCGTAAGCTTCTAGTCTCACCGTTAAAGTAGCTGCAGCCTCTTTTTTGATTAAAAACGAAAATTCATAATCAAGTTCGGGTGACACTTTAATCTTATAATCAGATGAACCTAATGTGCTGGTTGTGTATAGAACTTGTTTGCTTTCGTCTTCTACGATAACTCCTCCAGTTGGATATAAAGATATATCTTGAGGTTCGAAACTCTTGTCTCCGTATTTATTTGCGTTATCATTCAAATATAATCCTCTATACAAAGGTGAGGAATTACTTAAATTCCATCCGAAGTGTTCTTTTTTGTGTAAATTAAAAAGAAATTCGTCCTCAGGTTTGTACCATATCAATCGCAATAATTCGCCATCAATTGCAGCTCCACTTTCAACTAGATCTTGAATATGATTTGTACCTCGATGAGCTATTTGTTGATAAAAACTAGTCATCAAAAGATTGAGTTCACTTAAAGTATTTTCAATAGAGGTCCTCAATCCTCGCTCGCTAACGTACTCATCTAATAAAGATTCGCTTTCGTAGAATTTCTGAAATTGACGAGCATATATTACGTAATATGAGAAAAATTTAGCTATTGATTTCCAAAACTCTAAAAAATCGTCAGGACTATCGAAATCGTTTAATCGATCAATATAATTGGGGACTATACCTTTTTGATAAAGTTTGTCTAAAACATTCAAATACCAACCTAAGATCTCAATACTGTCGCTTTCGAAAAACTCTTTAAAAACTGTTTTATCAAAGAAGTTTTGAGAGATAGATGTATCTTTTGTTCCTTCTATTACAACCGATAAAACTCCCAATGAACTTTCTCCCTCAGTTATATCCACTTTTTGATAGCTTAATTCTATTAATAAATCGTCTGTAGATGAAACAATTATATTTGTGATCGCTAATAAAGTTAAAGGTTGCCAATCGTTGAAAATTATTCCGTTTAACGCATATCTGAAGTACTTCTCAAAATAAGCTGTTCCTGTTACTCCTACTTCAGTCGAGATAAACGAAGTTAAAGCTAACAATCCTGTTGCTGGCTGCATGCGTATAACTAAAGAGTTACCTTCGATCCTTATTTTATCGTTTGATATCGTCATTAAAAAATGTTATTTAAAACAGTTTGATGGTAAGATTTATCTATAATATTTGGATAATAAACAGGAGATAATGTTCCATTATAATTGTTAATTACTTGACCTTGCAAATTTAGCATCAAAAAACTTCTCACTCTTGGTAATGTAAAATTATCAATAGAAAGATCTACTCTTGGATAAAAGTATTGATCCATAACATATTTGATGCCTGGAGTTGATTTGACTATCTCAAGCAGATTATCCCACTCTACTTTCTGAGTAGATGAATCAAAAAATCTAAAATCTAAGTATTTAGAGATATTTGTTTGAATAGCTATTCTGATTTGATCAGAATTATAAGAGTTATCTATATCTACTCTAAAAGAAATATCAATAGGTTGATATGAGATATTCTTTAACAAGATTCCATAATAACTATATCCAAAATACTTATTTTCTGTTAATGAAAAATATTGTGCAGATTTGCTCAATAACTCATCTAATTCTGTTTGCGTTAAATCTACACCATTTTGAGTCGCTATCGATAAAATAATCTTACCGTTCGAGTTAGAACCTTGATTAAAAACTTTAAGCACTTTAGGATTGATATTGATAAATACTTGCTCAAGCATAGCTGTAGTGCCACGCGCAAGAATATTCGCGCCATCTTTAATTCTTACTCTAAAAGTACTGTCGTCTTCAATATCTCTACCTCCAACTGCTTGATACTCATTTACAACGCTAATGTGTCCAGATGGTTTAGGAGATACTTGAGAAATTGACAACGAATCTACATTAGTTGCGACTCCAGAAATTGTACTACGAACCTTTGTATAAGTGAATCCTAAACTACCTATCGTCAAATCTGCTTCTAATTCAAAATGAACTCCTCCAGTAGCAACAAAGACGTGAGTATTAGTTAAATAAATTGTGCCAGGATTAGCTACAATTCTTAAATAAGTAGATGATCCAATAGCTCCAAATCGAGAAGCAACTCCAAAATTTAGCGCTACATGATCTAATTGATCAGCAAAAGCTGAATCGGGAAATAATTGAGAAACAGCTAAAACGATATCTTTTTCTGCTTTACCTGCTACCTTTGCAACTCCACCAGCTACTCCCGATAACACTGAATTATCAGATATTTTCGAAACTTTATTTGTACTATTAAGTAGGGTTTCGAGAAATAGAAGTTTTCTCTCAATCGAGGTTGATGGTTTGATGTCTAGTGCCATAGTTTTGCTTTGAATTGTAAAAATACTAAATTAAACAATAACCTGTCCGTCATACGTCTCACTCAACCTTGTCTGTACCTCATAACTCATTGATAAATTATCTTGCTCGATAGTCAATCCTGTCAAAATAAATTCCTTCAATGTATCGTCAGTAGCAAAAGTTTCTTTCATCTGCCTTTGAATGATCGGGAAATTCAACGTTGCTCGATTCGCTCCTACAGCTATAGTCGATTGTAATCCTTGGTTTGGAAAATCTGGATTGTCTTCTTTTTTGAGTTGCGATAAAATATCTACACTCTGAGTAATCGTCTCGTCATATCCTAACACTTTTAAGTCTTCTTGAGTGGAGGAGAATTGTAATTTTTTCGACAAATCTTTACCGTAGATACTCTTGCTTATCATTATGTCTACTACAGACTCGACTCTGATTCCTCTATTCACTTGAGGGAATTTAAGCTGAAGATCGACTCCTCCTTCAAGTGAGTATTGTTCTTCAGTTAAGTCGTTTTGAATAGCTAAATTCACCCATTCTTCGCTATTCGAAGAATTTAAAACATCTGAAACCACTTTTTCTAGACTTTGATTCTGTTTCAAAGTATATTGTACAGATAAATCAGAACTGAATCCTACTTTGGTTAACGAAGACCTACTCCACTTATTGATATTATCTAACGTTTTAAGTCTACTGTCAATCTCTTCTATTTGCTCTAGCAACAACCACCATTTTGCATTATTTAATTGTTTGCTGTGTAATTGAAAAGTCGAAAACATCTCATCTCTTTCTTTTTTTATTTTTTCAAAAACTTCGAAAGGCTTACTAGATATATTGGTTGATTCTCCTGAGTAATAAGAAACTATTTCTTGATATTCAATTGAGAAGAAGCTTAGAGCTTTGAGTAGAAATAACTCAACGTCTTTAGAAGTTATCTTTTTAAATTCTCTTAGTATTTCTTTGGTTAGTTGCATGTTTATCTTAAAATTGAAGTTAGTGCACTCAACACTCTTCCCATTTGTTTTTGAGCATATCCTGTCGTTACTAATCTTTCTTCGCTTTGTTTTGTTTCTAAGGTACTATTGAAAGATTCAAGAGAAGCAACGGTTTTGAGAGTTAATGAGTAATTCCATATCATATTGCTTTCTTGAGACATAGAGAACTTCAAATTTAGTGGCTTAACTAAGTAATTATTCCCCAAAGCAGGATTATAGAAAATTAATCTTCGAATACCTTTCTCATCTACTATTTTCGACTCAGCAACAATCTCTTCAAGAATTTTACAGCAACCATACCCAGTTTTGATTCTTGAATCAAATACTTGAGTTTTGAAAGCTTTCTCTCTACTGTCTTTGCGTTTAAAAGACGAAATCAGATCTTCATAATTATTTCCTAATAAAATTCTAAATTTCCGACCAAAATTTCCCGACAAAGAAACGTCTCCAGGTACAAAAGTTGGATTAGATAAAACAGTTATTCCCGCTAAAGATTTCTTGATATTGGTGATCTGAGGTTGCGTTTCCTCTATGCTTGAAGGCATCACTGGGAAAATGAAGTATCTCAAAGTTGTTCCTTCTTGATCAATAAGCTCCAAAGCGCACATATATAACTCAAATTCTTTAGGAAATTGAATATTTAAAACAGCTCTACCAACTCCTCCTAAAAGACTAGCGTAATCTACAATATCGTTTGCCATAATTATTGTTTTAAGAATCCTTCGCTAGAAAGAATATTTTTGAGATCTTTTTTAAGAAGAAGAACATCTGGTGCATTGAGAATAGGAGATACTCCTAACACTGTTGTAACAGTGATCGCAGCTACCTTATCTATAAATTGTCCAAGAATTTTGTTTAATGCATTGCCGAGAACCATTGGATCTTCTCCTTCGTTTACAATTATCTTCTTCCCACCAAATCTGTGTTCTTCACTAGTTTGCTCATAAGATGCTTCACTATCATCCTTTCCATCTTCTCCTACTGTATTTACATAGAACCTTTTCTTTTGAAGAAACTCTATATTGCCTGTTGCATCTATTTTAACGTCGCCAGCTACACTTAAACTTAGTTCTCCGTTATCATTTACGTTAACAAGAGAGATATTGATGGAGCCACCTTCACTCTCTGCGTTTACAATTAAATTAAGAACTCCCTTTTCTGGTGAACCTGATATTTCAACAATTTTGTTACCAAGTTTCCTTTTGATTTTGAATTGATTCTCTTTCAACTCTCCTAATTCATCTGTTTTAGGCAACCTTCCAATGATGATAGGCTGCTTATGTATTGGTTCAGTTACGAAAACTACTGCAGTTCCGAATTTTTCTAAGACTTCGGGGAATTCAATGAAGTTGATCGTATCTGAGTCTATTGGTACGCGATTGAGAAAACCAGCGTCTTCAGACCAAATTGAGACACGACTGTTTTGATAACACTCTCTAATATAAATCTCTCTCTCTACATCTGAAGGAAGAGCTATATAGGCTATTCCTACAGACCACTGCTCTCCTGATTGGCCAGTTTTCCCAACTGAGTTGAATTCGTTATTCATTAATCCTTTTTATTCTTAAGAGTTTCTTCGTGTTTTTGCTTGAACATCCATTGAAAATCTCGTTCACGATTGACTTCTGCTCTATCTCGTTGACTTTTAGCGTGAGATTTTTTATCTTTCTCTTTAAGAGCTTGTTTCATTGCTTTTCCGTGATTATCGTATTCAACCATTAAAGAATGATCATAATCTTTATATGCTTGAATTGCATCTGTGAGATCTTCTCTTGAAAAATGAAGATGTGAACTTTCATCAGGATATGTGCTGCTGTAAATGGGTTTCCCGGATTTAGTATGTCCTATGATTTTGCCACCTTTGGAGCCTTCGCCACTCTTTTCAAGATCATTTTTCTTCGGCTTTATTTATACATGAATTTAACGAATTATCTGTGTAACACGCTAATATCTTTTCTGCTTGATGAGATATAAAATCGTTCATAATTATATATTAATTAAGTTTTATTGATTGATTTTAAATATATCTTTGTACATTTTGATTTCTTCATCTGAGAAGCGATTGATGTTTTTATTGGTTACACTTGCTTCGTGAAGTAAATTAGTAACTAATCGGTCATCATTCATTAATCTTCTTAAAAAGAAATTAAAACAACTCTTAAAGACTCTAAAGTTACTAAAAACTTTCGATCTATCAATATCTTTTTTCTTTGTAGTAATTATTCTCGTCTCATATATAGGTGTCTCTACTATTGTGTTTTCAATAGGTGTTCTAAAATTACCTACGTATTTACGAAGAGATATTTCGTTATAATGAGGAAGAATCTCAGCTAAAGGTCGAGATCTAACTCCTACTTTACTTGCGCTCTCAGCTAACTCTAACTTCCCTGTGGACGAATTCTTCACTACTATGGCTATGTGATCTATTCCATAAATTTTCTTTCCTTTATCTTTTTGAGTACCTAATCCAATCACATCTCCCTCTTGTAAGCTTGTAGCGTCAAAGAATTCAACAGGTTTCAAATCTTTTGATTTCTTCATAATTTCTTCTGCTGTGGTGCGAGCGATCTTTACTCCTGATAACTGGAGAACCTTAGAAACAAAGCCGCTGCAATCAATTTTCTCTCCTTCTCCTGAAGTACCTAAGACCCATTTATATCCCTTGTATTTGTTGACATTTGTGAAAAGATTATCAATTTCTGATTTGATTTGAGTCTCTTTTTTACTCCCTACTTGAACCTTCTCTGTTGTTGTTTTAGTGTACTCTTTAGTTACAGATGTATTGAGGTTTGTGTTAACTATATCGAAATAGCTAAAGGTTGATCCAGATTCTCCTAAGATCTCGTCTACAACAGCTACTCCATTGATCAAAACCTCTTTCATTCCTCGACTTACTTGAACAGTTGAAGTTCGATCGATAGAGTTCTCGCTTATAGAGAAATTCTGTTGCACGTGATCAATGAAGAAGATTTCTCCTGTGCTTTTATAGCGAACGATATTTCCATACTTCAATCGACGATCTCCATTGAGAGAAAGTGTTCCTCTGCGAGTGAATGGTAAATAAGCGTTGCACTCAACTATATATTTTAAATCTTCAAAGGCTTGTTTTTCGCAAATATCTAAAGTTGTTTCTGAAGGATTAAGAAGCATGTAAGGCATGTAATTATGAATGCATTGCATAGGTCTCGATCCCCAGATATCGGCGTATTCTTGAAGAAATACAGCAGGCAAATAAGATAAAGACCAAGTTGATGAGTTGCCAACAAAATTCGCTTGAGGTATCAAGTGATACCATGTAGCAACGTTCCCATCGTTGTAAGATAATTCTTCACGAAGAACATCTTCTGGTTCAATATCGATGACTGTTGATGTTATCTTAGTCTCTTTACTACTATCACCTTCAACGTTAGTTGTACCGTTTAACATCGACACTACTCCACTTCTATCGTAAGGTGGCTTTCTAACTATCAAGTTATATGTGTCGCCGTATGTATCCATGTAGAACTCAACGAAGGGTTCTTGACATACTTTTCTGATAAAATTCAATAGAGATCCATTAGCTGATGACATAGAGCTATCAACGATTCTTCTTTGAGTTACGCCATCGTCGATTACTAATTTTATTATTTGCCAAACACCATTAGCTAAATCTTCTGTCCAAAGTTCCTGATTTTGAGGTTGAGATTCTTTCAGATCTAGATACTTATCTATGTCGTTAAATAAACTCTGTTCTACTTTTTTAAAAACTTGAGCTTTTGTGTAATACAGTGTAATATGGAGATTGCTGAAGAAATATTGAGGAAGAGTGTTAGCTATTATATCTTCCTTCCCTGAGGAAGTTGTATAAGCGAAAGATTTCCATCCAGTCGTATTGGTTCCGTTATTTTCTCTTACTTTTTGAGTTCGTAAAGCACTCATAAAATCAAGTAATTTATACCAGATAGTATCTATTTCTCTGCTTTCAGTAGAGGGTTGAGACTCAGTTAATTGAACTTCGATTCGAAGAGCTTTGATACTTTCTTTAGCTTTCTTTTCAATATCTTGTAAACTATCTCTCTGAGCTTTAAGTTGTTTTGATTGCGCTCCTTCGTTGAATTTTTTATTTCTCCTGTTTCCATAGGAAGTAAATAAATTATCTGGTACCACTTTGATGGTAGAGAGCTGCTGTATAACGAACTTTAATACGTTTTCAATAGAGTTATTGAAGTATGAATTGAAATATTGTAGAGCATTATCTGAGAACACTCTCTGCATCAAACTGTTTTGTTGTGTAGATCCTCCTGCAAAACTCAATTGTCCTTGTGACATTTCTAAAGCGTAGAAATACGAACCATCCTCAATAAAGAGTTTACTTAAATCTCTACCGTTTACTTGAATAGTAACATCATTATCTTGAGGATTAACAACTTGAATGTTGCTATCAACTAATCCAATCATATCGTAAATTCTCCCAGCGAGATTGGATTTATCTATATAAAAATCAACATTATCTTTAGCTCTTTGTTCTTTTTCAATCTCTAATGTTTCGAATCTAATCCAAACCATATCGTTTGAACTAATAATATTGTGGAAAAGGAGCTCATTTCTCTTCAGTCCTCCATCTTTACCTATTTTGAAAAGACTTGCCTCAGCTACGTATCCATCTCCTTGAAGAGAGTTGTTTTTAGAAGTTTGATAATTCTGTAAACTTTTTTTCTTAATTATCCATTTTTTATTCTCTCCTAATTCGCATACTAATGGAGGGAGAGTAAGTTGAAAATTTCCACCATTTTTATCAACATTTGTACTTACTTTTTGAATAAAGGGAGTAATGTTGACAATCTGCCCTTCGTTCTCTTGAGTGTTCGAGAGAGCTCTACACCACATCCAGACAGTCATATCTGGATACCTTTCGTTCATTTTGCCTTGAAGTTTCCCGTCAATAGGCTTAGAAATAAGTCTATATCTTTTATCGCTTTCGAGTTCAGCGAGAGCTCTCGCTTTAAAAACAGGAATATCGTTGCTTACTACCTCGATTCCTTGAGTAAGCAATCCAAGTCCTCGATCGTTTTTGTTTGTTTCTATAGCTAATTTAGTCCCAATAGGAAGAAATAATTGATTGGCAGATTTGTTAGGTGTATATTTTGCTTTTTCCCACTTTTTTTTGTATCCTGCTTCAATAACTTGTCTATTGGTGGTTTTCCCATCTTTATGTAATACAGAAAGAAACGAGTCCATATCTCCTATATATTCGTGTGCAGGAGAAGTTGGGTCTTGTATATAATCAGCTACAGTTTTGAATTCTGGAGAGCTGTGCGTAACCTCGTATACTAAAGTTTTATTTTCTGACACAATCTACTTTTGTTTTGATTATTGAATCGATTGACGACTGCCGCATACCATCGGCCTAACTGTTTGATTTTTGCGAACTGGCTCAGGCGCTGTGGTTTGGTGCAATAATCCTTTCATTTTTTCATCAATGTATATTGCTACTCCATCCATCATTTTGCCAAATAATCCCGTCATTTTCTCACTCATTAATCCGATTCCCTTGACCGCATCTTCAATGTAAGCATTCTCAATTTGAGCTGTACTTTTTGAGTAAACAGAAGTTTGACCTTTGGCGAGAGTTCGGATAGATCCTTCACCAAATTCTCCTCCTGGAGCTAATTCTTGTCCAGAAATCTTACCACTCATTATGCCGCTTCGCTTACTCCATAATAATTCTGCTGCAGCTAAATTACCGCTTAGTCCAGTCATATTGGCGAAGTTCATCTTTTGCATAGATTCTGTTCCACCCATTCCTTGAACAGCTTGAATCATACTTTTCAGATATGTTCCTGAGCCTAATCCTTTTTGCTTTTCCTTTTCAAGTTCGAAGAAATCCATATTTGGATTAGTTCTTCTCAACATAATTGTGGAGAGAGCTTTCAAATTATCTGATCCTGGACTTACAAGCGCTCCTTGAATAGTATTTACTAATCCTCCCGAACGAGTATCTCTTGCAGCGAAAGGTCCGCCGACAGCATCAAATCGTTTGAGTATATCGAATGTTGTGCCGGAAGCTACCGCATTTTGAGTTTGAAGTAATGTCTTTTGTAGTTGAGTGAAATTCTTTGTTAAGAACTCGTTTAAAAACGTTCTATCGTCTTTAAATATGTTTCCTTTCCCAGCAGTTGCTACTCCACCCATCAATCTCAATACATCTCTGTTATCTTTCATTGAGGATCTGAGTAACTCAGTTAATCCCATGAAACTTTCTGTCGCTACTCCTAAACCAGCTTCTGCAGCTAATGCATTTTCTGCTCCACTACCTAAATTACGACCAGTTCCTTGAGCTTGAGCTAATCTCAATTGTAGTGCAGCGGTTTCTTTGAAGTCCAAACCGTATTCAACTAAGTCTTTAGTGATTGATGATAAACCAGTTCCTCCAGCTCCATCAGCTTGTACTCCGTTAACTCCGAAATTCATTCCGGTTAAAGCTTGAAGTCTAAAATTTGAGGTAGTTAGTTCGTCTCGACTACGATAAGAGCGTTCAATAGCTGAACCAGCAAATTCACCAATCTTTTCTCCAAATTGAGCTCCTAGTGCACCAAAACTTGTATTACCAAGACCACTTCCAAGAACTTTTACATTTAAAGCGTCAATCAAATTACCAGCTAATCCACCCAAAGCCATTCCGGCTGCTGCCATCATTGGTTTTGCGTAGTCGAGCTCGTTTTTAGCTGCCGGCATTCCAGCTACCATTCCACCAACTCTCTCAAAAGCTAAGGCTTTCAAGAATGGTCCGAATTGACTTGTGGATTGATCCTTAACTTCTTTCTTTTTCTCTTCTTTCGCTAATTCATCAGCATGTTTTTGGGATGCAAGTTGATTTGCTAATCTCGCTGACGGATCCGCTCCTTCTTCTACAGCATCAACGAGAGACTCATCGCCTTTTCGCATTTGTCCCAACTGTTGTTGAGATGTTGCTTTTACTGTGTCGACGTTTTCTCTCATCGTTCTAATGAGAGTCTGAGCGTCACGTTGTTCGTCTTTAACGCGTTTTAACTCATCTTTATAAGTGTCTTCAGTTTCTTCTTTTCGTTGATATGATCCTTCTAAAGCGTTAGCTCTGAGAGACATAGCTTTGCGAGGATCAATTTTCCCGGCAGCTTGCTGTCTACTTATCTCAGCGTATCGCTCTTTGAGATCAGAAGTAATTTCAGATAATCCAGAAGTTCGTGAAAGTTCTGCTCCCTGAGTGGAATGAGTGACTTGAAGACGAGCTTTGCGCTCTAAGGCAGCTATTTGCTTCTCGTAAGAACGCAATTGATCTTTTGCTACGCTATTTTCTTTTTTAGCGTTCTCAATCATGCTATTAGATAACTGATCAGCTTTCTGTTTTACATTGCTCATGTAAGACTGCAGATCGCCGCCACCTACCTTAAAATTGACATTAACTGAGTTGCTCATTTATTCTATTTGTAGCTGAGAATTATCGTTTATCGATGAAATATCAAGATTGTCAAAGAAACTTTCGTTTTCTTCTTCTGTGACGTTTTCGTTAAGCCATACACCTTTGTTGTACAGTTCTCTATTCTTAACGTCTAATTCAACCCTTTCTTCATACTCTTGCATTAGAACATTCTCTAAGTACTCAAGAAGAATGTCAAATTGATTGATTTCTCGATGTTGTGGTGAATTGAAAGAAATCTTGTATTTCTCTCGAAATCCCCTATCTAAGGGATGATCGTTGCTCCACCTTATCATAAAGGTTTTTAGCTCGGATCCCATTATTTTTCATCTTTTGCAATTTGAGATTTTGGATTCTTGATAGCATCTTTGATTGGACTGAACCAAGTCAAAAATTGCTCCTTGTAAACAACAAGTAACTCATCTGATTGCTCTTCAGATAAATCGAATAGTGACTTTACTGTAAGATCTTGTTTCAATTGAGGAATGAGTGTATTGAATACAGCAATCATGTCGACTTTGTCTGCTTGTTCCTGAAGCAGTGAACTTGTACTGAAACGTAAAGTGTCGTAATTGCCGTCAGAGATTTTCGCTATAAGAAGAGCGATATCCATTGATTGTCCGGTGTTTGGATAAGTTACGTCATAGTTATTGTTTTTGATAACAATAGTTGTACTTCTTTTTAAAGGCGATGTTTTTGTTTCCATTGCGATGAATTTAATTTGTTTTAAGTGAACCTAAAAATAGCTCTTTTTTCTTGTTTATAAACAAAAGAGCCTTACAGATTTTAAATGTAAGACTCTTTCTGTGTGGTTTTAAATATGAAGATTAATTGCTTAAAAGCATCGTTTTAGTCTTGATTGATTCCGTATAAGTTATTATGATTCTTTTTTGATTTAGAAGCTTCTGAATGTGCATAACCTTGATCGTAATGATGTCTTGCTTTTAAACTTCCTTCCATGTCTCTTGAGGGAGCATTTTGATCGCGCTGTAGACTTTGATGTAGACTTGCAGCGTCTTTGTGATCTTTTTGAGTAAAATTAGCGTGAGACGGATGATTTGCTTCCGAATATATTGATTTACCACTTTCCGTGCGACCAATATGTTCACCCTTATCTGTAGAATGATCTAGAATAGATTGGCGATGATGAGTTGAAAGAATTAGATTCTTTTGTCCCTCTTCTGAATCTCGAGAAGGAGCTCCTTCATTGTAAGAGTTTAAACTACTACCTCTTTCACGATGCTCTGCTACTGAAAGTTTAGAATGATCTGAACTTTCATATACTGGCTTACCGGATTTGGTATGACCAATGATCTTGCCGCCCTTTGAACCTTCACCACCCTTCTCAAGATCGTTCTCAATCTGAGCTTTCTCAATCAAAGATTCTGGAGTTTCACCATAACATGCGAGAAGCTTCGTTTTCTGAGCTTTTTGAAATTCTTGTGCGTTCATCTTATGTTAATTGAGTTAGTGGAACTAAGTACTTGAAAGATTGTGAGTGACCGGCAATAGATCCTTCTGAAATATCAAAGCTGTCTGATTCAATCAGACAATTCTTCACAATAGCGTAAGGAGTCAGTTTAGGTTTAATGATACCGTTAGCTCCAACTACGTCAGAGATTTTCTTGAAGATGTTCACCTGTACTCCTTCTATGTCAAGGATTAATTGGTCCTCGAATGAAGCTACTCCATCTAACACTTGTGAAGCGATATTTGGGAGTGCTCTACGAATAGCATTGGTGATTCCTGTTTTAGTAAAATTCACTTCCATGAATTCACAACTTAATGTTCCTTCCCATTCAATAACTGCTTGTTCAGAAGGTAAGATAGTTCCTATTCCACGCACTGGAAGACGTCGTATGTTTTCCTGACAGCGTACACTTTTCATTTTACCAATCACCTGATCTCCCACCAAAATCAAGGCGATGGCACCGGTTAAGGTCTTATTGTCTTTTTCGTTAGCCATAATTATGTCTTATTTATTATTTGTCGAGCAATGTACCTGTGAAAATCGCTTTTGAAATTGAGAAATTTGGAACGAATTCGTATGTCACGTAGATATTGTCACTTTGATATTCGACGTTAATATTACCAAATCTCAAAATCAAATTATCAGTCAAAGATGTTGCTACTTTATTGTGCAAAAAACCATCTAGCCACGCTTTTACATTTTCTTCGCTAACTGTAGTTCGATTTGGTCCAGTAGAATCTTTAGCGAAGAAAACTTGTTTTGCGCGAATGCAAATTTCTTTGTTTAACTGCGCTTCAATTCGCTTAACTGCTATGTCGAAAGAAGAAGCGTCTTCATTGATCAAATACTGATTGTTCTGCAAAGAATTTACGCCTTGTTGAATAACATAGTATCCAAGTTCAGAATCGAAATGTGTAGTTAAAATTCCTACAGATAAAGCGTATTCTTTTTCAGTATCTGTTAACGAATGAATCTCTCCATCGATAGCGATATTCTTGAATGTAAGAGGTGTCTGTGGAGCAACTCCAGCTAAACGACCCAATACAGCAGCAGCTTTGTAAAGTTGACTACGAACCAAGAATCCGGCTTTGGAAGTTTCTTTTGCAGCACCATGTACAATGATGACTTTGTCTGAATTATAATATTTTGCAACTGCTTCAGAAGTTCCAGAAGCTCCAGCAAATTCAGATTTGTCATAACCAGCACCAACTACCATGAATTTTTCGTATTTCGAATCATTTTCAAGATAGTCAAAGATCTTAGTGCTGTTTAATCCAATCGCGTTAGTTACTCCATAAGAAGTAGCTAAAAAGAAAGTATTATCTGTTTCTTTGATTGCTTCAATAGCTGCATCAAAAGCTGCAGATGTGTAAACTTCTGTTCCTCCGGTAGCCAATTGATAACCTGTATTCCCACTTACATCTGCATCAATGAATGAGCTTGCTACATCTGCACCTGCTGCAAAACTGGCAGAAGCTGATCCTGTTGCATAGTAAAATCCTAAAGCGTTTCCATTAATACTTGCTCCGTAAGTAGCTGGAGCAGTAGTTACTAAGCTAGCTCCAGTATTATCTGCTGAATAACCATGAGCGTAAGTATTTATAATTGCTTTAAAAACTGCTGCAATAGCAGCTCCTGTTGCTCCAGTAGTGAAGGTAGAAGAACCCAATTCAATCAATCCCAATACTGGATCGTTGATTCTTAAAGTGATAGGAGTATCGAGAATAGTTGCTAACGCAGTACAATCAAAAGTTGCTGCTGCTGCAGTATTAGAAGAAGTAGTTCCTACTGTTAAATTGAAAACTGCTTTGAATTCATTTGAAGTATTGCACCAATCAATCAATTCTTGTACTGTTGCGCATTCTTTAGATGATAAGAAGTTGTTTGCTAACGCAGTAACCTGAGTCATTCCGTCATAAGAAACACGATTCAAAGGATCGATTCCTTTATAAGATCCGGCATAGAATTGAATAGCGTATTTGCTTGTTGCTACGTTTTTCACAATCTTACAAGCATAGCCTTTATTCAGAATGCTTCCAGCTAATACACCGTTTGTATTCACTCCCTCATCAAGAGTTTGAAATGTTATTGAACCAGCATCAAAAGTGTAAGACATAGTTGCAGGTGTGGTTTCACAAGCACGTACTAAAAATACCTTAGAGGTACCATTAATTCCGTCTCCAGCAGGTTTAAACAATGGTTTCGCAAGATTCCATAATTCACCACCTTTTACAAAATCTCTGAATTGTTGAATAGTAGCTAATTCATAAACAGCGTCTACGCCTGATTTTAACGTTCCACTAACACCTGAACCACCTCCCCACATAGCGCCAAGACCGTCGTCGATAATACATATATTGCCGTATGCTAAATTTGGTGAAGGATTTTTAACTCCTGATTTAGTTAGAGCGTAAACACCTGGTCTAGTGACCGTTTTGCCGTTAACACTTATTACTGTTGCCATATTATTCTGTTAAGATGTTATTTGAATTCAACGAGATAAAAATAGTCATTTTATCTGATTAATGAACGATCTTGATTTCTTTTTTCCACTCCTCATAGGTCTTCGAGATTCGAACTTGACCATAAGTCCTTTCGTAATACGTTCGTTCCGCTCTCATTAAAGATAAACTATCCAAATAATTTTGTAGGTCTATTTTTTTAGGAGCTTTGGTTGTAGTAGTAGTTGTTCCTTCTTGACCCTCAGAAAAAGGTTGATCTTCTTTTTGCTTTGCCATATTTCTTAAATTATAGTTGTTGTGGTTGTGGTGACTGATATTGTTGTAGTCGTAGTAGTTGGAGTAATTTCCTCTACTGGACTTCCAGAAAAGAATATATCTCCAGCAGTTGGATTTCTACTTAGATCAGGAACTGATATCTCGTACTGAAGATTGATCGCTAGAGCTCGCATGAAAATGCTCTTAGGAATCAAATCTCCTCTTAGTTGCAGATCTTGTCCTCCAATTGAAATATTTTCTAATCCTCGCATATTCATGTGAGGAGTAAGTGATGTTAATAAAGCGTACAAGAAATGATAAATCATAACGACTTCGTTTGAATTGTCGCTTGTAATCATTATGTTATATGAAGTATTTTTTCTGCGAGTAAAGACTGATAGAGCTGTTCCGTCTTCATTCTCAAGATCCTGTTGATATCCTTCATCTAACCCTAATCCGTTTTGACCGTTTTGTTCGTTAGCTAAAGCTATGTAAACGCTTGGTACCTTGTTAACATTCATGTTGTAAACAAGATCAATATTCAATAAGCGAGGATCATCCTCTGCTGCAAGAAATACTTTCTTTCCTTGAGTGAAGTAAGTATATCGCTCTATTCCTACTCCCTGAAGAATTCGATAAAGATATGAATCTTGTTCTGTATTTGCAGCTATATTCGTTGCGTAATCAGTACGAACAAATTGTAACGCTTTTTCAAGAGAATCAAGTATAATAGTTTCTGGAACGATTAATGTCTGCATTTTTAAAAACCTAAATTGATTAATTCTTGATCTATAGCTATTGATACAATATTATCTCTATCGAAGTTGTCTAAAGCACGCTGAATTAAGTTGTATTGCTCAATTCCTGGGTGAATGAAAGCGTCTTTATCGCTATTTTCACTTACTCTACGGAATGAGTTATATGTATTTTGTCCAGTAGATAGATCTGTTTTCTTTGAGACTCCTTGATAAATTGAGGTCTTGTGTTGGTATTCGTTGAAAAGTACTTTTCCTACTGAATCTACTATTGGAGCTCTGCTTCCTATCGCGTTAAACGGACTAGGAATTTCTCCTGCGCTTAATCCAGCACTTCTTGAACCTCCTCCACTTACTGGAATATTTGTAGACTTTGCTTTTACAACATCGTAAACTTGTTGTGGTAGTATCCCTGTGAATACGTCACTCTCTCCTACTATACCAGGAGTTCCCCAACGCATTGGAACAGTTATATATCTTCCTCCATTTTTACCAATCTTAGCTTTTGTGCTTGCTAATAATTTTGTTTTTTCGTCGAAGGGACTTGCACCTTCTTCAAGCATTTGAATCAACTTATCTTTTGAGTAGTCAAGAACTACCATACTTTCCGCTCTTCCAGAATCAACTACGTGTACACTTTTAATATAGCGTTGCCTAGTGGAGTGAAGTGCGTTATTTGCTTCTTGCTCTAGTTGTTGTGCGTAGCGTACTGCAAGGGTTTTGGCTATATTATCGCAAATGGATTCAATTTGATCTGAACTGAGAGCAAACTGTTGCTGTAAAGCTGATCCATCTATGATAATTGGTACGATCATTTAGTCTTTCTTTTCGTCATATTTCTGATTTATTGCATTTGAATGTAGCTCAGCCATTGAAGAATGATGTTGAGATTGATTCCGCAATTTTTCCATCTCTCCTGCGTTTTCTTTTGGGTGAAGAAATTGCTTCTTTTCGTTCGCTGATTTTGCAGCTTTCATATGAGCACTCGTTGCATCACTGTGATCTTCCGCAGTAAAATCTTTTGAAGTATGTATCGAGTGTTCATAAATGGGTTTCCCGGATTTAGTATGTCCTATGATTTTGCCACCTTTGGAGCCTTCGCCACTCTTTTCAAGAATACTTTCTGAAGTTTCGCCATAAGTAGCAAGAATGCGTGCACTTTGTGCTTTTTGGATTTCGTTTAGCATATTATTCTATATATGAATTATCGATTAATCTATCTCCAAGGAGATTGTTTGCTTTTAGTTGATAATGTGCTCTTCGAGCTATTGCTGAAACTGGCATGCTTTGAAGTCTTTCAGTTCCTCGCCACTCGAATGTTTGCATTGTTTCTCTCCGCATTTCAATTACGTGAAACTCAGGAGCGTGTTTATATCTTATTGTGAAAGATGTATTCTCACCAGTTGAGTCACTTCCAAGAAGATCGAGATTTGTTAATTTGAAAATGCTGCCTTCAATTGTGAAATCAGCGCCCTCAATCAATCTTAGTAATGGTTCGTCTGTTGCTACGAACATGCCTACATATAAAATCTCCTTTACAGCGTACGTAGTGTAGCAAAAAACTTCTTCGCCCTTCTTTCTCAAAAAGAGTACTTCATTGAAAATAGCTTCTCCGTTTAGAACGGTTATTTTATCCATCACTGAAAGTTGCTCTTCAGCTTTACAAGTAATGTTGACAGTTCCTCTCATTTCCTCTGACCATGCCTTGAAATCTGTTACGATATTGATTGCAGTCAAGATCATTCGTGTCTGTACTGGATTAATGAATACCCATCCAGTTCCTCCGCAGTTTTTACAGTCACTTTGTTGATTGGTAGATTTTGATTTACAAGGACATTCAAGTGCTTTTTCAAAGATCACATCTCCACCTTTTTGATCAATAAGCTTTTCGAACTCAGCTTTGTCGAGATCAGCTCTTGGAGGCGGAAGGTTAGTTGGTTGAAGTGGCATTGGTTAATGTGTTTTGGGATCAGATCTATCTAAAGCCGATGTGTTAGCTGTCTGTCCTGGATGAGACTCTCTGTAGCGATTAGCTAATTCATCTACTGCGTCAGCACGATCCCTTCCAGCTTTCTTATCTGCAAGTTTGTGTAATTCTTCTTTTGAATGATTCTTGTAGGGGCGATGACTTGTTTCAATGTGACTCTCTGATGCACTACGGTGCTTATCCATCTCTCCTGCGTTTTCACGAGGGTGAAGGAATTGCTTAGCGTCATTGTGAAGGCTTGCAGCTTCTTTATGATCTGTTGAAGTGAAATGTTTATAATTCTCGTGGTCAGCTTTTAGATTTGCATATACTGGTTTACCTGATTTTGTGTGACCGATAACCTTTCCGCCACGAGCACCTTCTCCACCTTTTTCTAAAAGAGTTTCCGAACTTTCGCCGTAACAACCTAAAATACGCTCGCTCTGAGCTTTTTGAAATTCATTCATAATTATGCGCAAATCATTAAAATACCGTTATAATAATCGATCAATCGTTGCAATTCTCCGGATTTTTGACCTCTAAGATCTCCAAGAGTTTGTTGATATTGTTGGATCCGTGCCTTAAAGATACCGCTTGTCGCTCCACTTGACAACGATTGTGATAATCCGTCTATCGAAATACTCTTTGAATTTAAACCCCAACCTATTCCTGAGCCAGTTTCCCCAGCTTGACGATTTCCCATCAGCATATCACTTAGAACTGCCAAAAAAGAGATGCTAGCGAGCATTCCAATAACATGAATAATGTCTGATGGAATTTTATCGAACCCTGTGATGTATTCTTGGTTCCAATACGATGGAATTTGACCGTTAGCTCCGTAAGAAGCGAACCAATTCAGATTAGGCATTACTCCTGAGAAGATAATTGAGTTCTGACTTGTGACTGAATTGTAAGTTGGGACCATGTAAAGAAGTCGACTATACAATTTATTATCGCTTGTTTTGCGAGCTTGTAACCATGAACGAGGATAATCAACTTGTTTAGTTGTGCCGAGATAACCTTTCAACGCAATTGGGTACACTACCGGATAAGTCGCTTTCGTGTAACTCCAATGTACCCAATCGTCGTAGAAGAAGTCTTTTTGCTCTCTGATAATTTCTCTGTTTAGTCTTAAATTCAATAAATCCTCAACTTGTTCCTTAGCTGCACTTAGATAGTGCTCATAGATCTCTGCTGGTATGAGTACTCCATCTTTTTCAAGGGGTAGACCAAACAAATACTTCTGTTTGAACTCTTCAACAGATAAAATCTGTCGAGTGCTCTTATTAATTATTATACTAAAGTTTATTTGAGGCATGTTGTATTAAGCTAATTTTTCTTTCAAATAAATGATCAAATCTTCTTTTTTCAAAGCTCTCCATTCTTTACCAGGAAAGTCTTTTGCTAACTCTTTCAATTCTTCAAGCTTCTTTTCTTCAAGCGAAGCAAAGAAGATTTCTTTTTCAAGTTGAGAGATTAGATCGGTTTCGTCGCCTTGACTTTCTTTATGAAGTTCGGTTTCGCTTTCAGGATTGAGTTCGTCTTTTTCAACTTTCTCTACGATCAACTCGGTAGTGGTAGTTGTTGTTGTCGCTTCGGTTGTGGTAGTAGTTATTTCTACCTCTTCAGCTATACTGAAACCAATTTCAAGATCTTCAATCTGTTGAGCAATCTCTTCAGATTCTACTTCGATAGTTCCTTCTTCTGAGATAGTTACATCTCCAATGATTGGAAGGCAGGCGTTTCTACCCCATTTGTGTTGCAGTGTTGTTTTTAATAATACCATCTTTAAAATGTTTATAATTTGCGTAAATATCAGTAAACTATTTCCTTAAAGCAAAAGAAGCGTCGCACAATATAGGCGACGCTTCTTAATTATATATTTAAACAACAATTAAGCTGTTAAAGTTTTCCCTACGTTGATGTAACGTATGATCTTTTTTGGCGCATACACCTGGGTCGTTCCGAATAAAAATGTAATAAATCTGCGGCTCATAGACAATACAGCTAAGTCCAATTTCGAGATTGGAGCCAATTGTTTGAATGCTACAACTTCTTCATCAATCTGAGTCAAGAATGCTTGTTCAGTGTTTGGTAAGAAATATCCAGCGTCGCGAATTGTACCGGGAGCTCCGTTATTGAATCCTGCAGAAAGATTTGCAGAGCCAACTCGGAAGATAGGATAAAATTCTAAACCTGCAGGAGTAGTAGCAGTAGTGATTTTCGTGCGGAAGATCACATAACCGTTAGTTACGTTTGATCCAGCACCAGCAACAAAAGTCAAATCCACAGAATAACCAGCAGCCAATGTGATTGGAGTAGCGTGGATAGCTAAGTTTGATTCACCGTAACGATTGATTGCAGATACTGCATAGAAACAGTCACCCAATTCACCGGTTACATATTTCGATAACGCGTCAGCAGCAGTTGCAACTGTAGAGATCGTTGGAGCAGAAGGAGCTTTCGTAGAAGTTGAAGGAGTAGCTGAATTTTTTGAAGGATCTGCCTTCATAAATTTGTCACCCATCAAAGCTGCGTCTCCCATAGTTGTTGAGATCACTTTTGGAACAACTCCAATTTTACCTTCAAATCCAGTACCGTTTTGGATGATGCGTTGAGTTTCGAAATAGTCTTGAGCTAAAGCTGAAAGAACAGTTGTTGGAGCAGCCAAGTGAGAGATTGTACCGTAGTTTTCATCTACTTTGATAGCGCCATTTTCAACATCAGATTGTTTCAAACTCTTTCCGCGTAAATCAACTACTGTACCACTGTTGTAGTAAGCTTCGAAAGTTGGATACAAGAAATCTTGTGTTGCGCCAATACTTGCGTGTTGTTTGTAGATAGAGTTGAATTCCTGAGGAATAATGTCAGCGTCACCTTTTGTCAAAGTTGTGTTGGCTAAACGCATGATCCACATCATTTTGTTTTCAACTTCCTTACGCATTGCATCAACGTACGAACGTACCATTTGAGCCTGCATTGTTACTTCACCGGTAACCTGCATGTATTTTATCAACTCAGACCGACGGATATATTTAGAATCTTCTACATCTGAAAGTTCGCCTTCATTATAGAAACCTCCGCGTTGAGAACCGTAACTTGATAATTGCAAGAATTCTTCAACAGTGTTATAAGCTGTTAGCTTAGGAATAGCGTTGAATAATTTGATATCCGTTGTCCGAAATTCAAGTAATTTCAGTGTTTTTTCAAGAGACTCTGCTTTCAGAGGTTCTTGAGTTAATGATAAACCTGTGGTTTCTCTACCGGTAATTTGGCCTGCAGACATTGCTTTTTGCAACTCTAATTGACCTTCTTGCTCGGTTCCACCAAAACCATCAACATAGTCATTTAATCCTACCATGATTGTATTTTTGTTTGTAATTTTGCGATTAACGATCTCTAAATGCGATTCACGATTTGATTACTTCACTAATGTGATGTTCAATGCTCTTAATTTAGGAGCTATTGCTGTATAGTCGGTTGATTTACTGATCTCAAGATCAGCTATTGCTTTTTCAAGTTGTAAATCTTCTTGTCCTTTTGATTTCAAAATTTCGACATGACCCATGATACGGTCACCTAAACGTTTTACGTCTGCTGCGTTATTAATACAATACATATCTTCGTTGCCTTCTTCTTCTCCTTTTTCAAAACGTTCGATTGACTTGACTGTACGTTTTGATTTTGGAGCTGCTGGAGTTTCTGCAAGTTTTTCGAAGTCATCTGAAAGATCATCGAAACCTTTTTGAAGAGTGTTGAGAGTTTCTTTCAAATCGTTTCTTTCATCAACTACTGATTTCAGAATTACGCCAATAGCTTTGAATCCTTCTCCTAAACCGTTTTGTAAACCTTTTACAAGGTCAAGAACTGGATCTGGAGTTGATTCTAAAATAACTGACTCTTCTCCCTTAACGATAGGAGCTGTTTCAGTTGTTATAGTTCCACCGTTTTCTTTCAAAGCTTCTGCTTGAGAAATACAAGCTTGACAAGATGTTTCTGCCATTGTTAGATCCACTCCTACAGCAGTCATTGCTTTCACAACGTCGCCTTGAGCCATACCGGTAGACAATAAACTTTTCGCCATTGAGGTGCAAGCTTTCGCTTTTTTTACTTCTTCAGTTTCTTCTTCAGCTACTTCTTTACCAGAAGTTGCAGGTTCAGTTTTTTCTTCATCTTCTTCCTCTTCTTTTTCTTTGATCTTGTTAACACCTTCTTCTGTGTCTTCTTTACCTTTTACAAGTCCATCGAGAATCTCGAAAGATTTCTGAAGAGTTTCTTCAGTTATTTTTTCACCTTTTGTCATATTGAAAAGTTTTTCGTTGACGTTTGATATAAAATTGAAAATTTCTTTTGCTTTGATTACGTCAGTTGTATACCGATCGTAGATTTGAATGTAAACTTCACTTTTGTTTAACGATAACCCAACAGTGGGCTTTTCTTTATGTTCGACTGACTCAGGCATAGCTGGGGTCATCGCCTCAGTATCCATGGCCTTCTCAGTCGTACCTTCTTTTTTCTTTTTTTCTTCTTCTTGTTTTTTCTTTTCTTCGTCAGTTAACTCTTCATCTTCAATATAGAGATCATCTGTTTCTCCTTTGATGATTGACATGAGTGTGTTTGGATTTTTTGGACTCTGTGTAATTGCTACTCCAGTGATGCGAGCTTTAGTAATCCTTTTTTCATTCATTGGATCTTTTTCAGTTGCTTGTCCTTCGATAGAGAATCCAAGACGTCTGTTTGGAGAATACATCTCAAGAGTCTCTGCTAAATCTGCTACCTCTTTACCTTGAGCGTTTGGATAGAGAAATCCTTCAATGTAGAAATCTTTTCCGTTGTTGATGATTTTAGCGCTTGTTGGTTCTCCACAAATTGCTTTCGCTGATTTTCCCGCTTGATGATTCCAATTTAAGAATCCTGTCTTCAGTAGTGGTCCAAAATCAAATCCTGCTGGAATTAATGTCTCTCCATCAGAGTCTTCCGCTTCTGAAGAAGCAACACCTTTTATCTTTACAACTGACGCTCCCTTACCGTCTGTTCCTTTTTCAAAGCTTAACGGTACGAAGAAATTAAATTTGTTGCTTGTTGTGTTCATGTTATAGCTCTCCTAATTTAGTATCGAGTAATTGTAGAGCGATTTTATCTGTTCCAAAGATGTTGAGTTGGTCTACTAAGAATTGCGTTTTTTTGAGCTCATCCACCTGTTCTGAAAGGTATTTCTGAGCTAAGGTTAGTGTCATGTAATCGTCTTCATCTGCTACACTCTTCGCTAAAACTTTACATTGATTTGTAATTTCAACTTCGTGCTGAAAAGAGGCAGCTATGATCTGGGGCAAATCTCTGAATTCTCCAGTTGGTTTCTCGATTACCGGTACTGTAGGTTTGATGTTCAAATCGAGTAGATAGTCGTAGGAGAATCCTGCATGAACTAATTCTTCATCGGAGTATTTCTGCCATAAAGAAGCTGCTCCTGAGTAACCGTTGTAATCTAACCATACTGCCATTGACTTGTATAGTCGTGAGCTTGCTTCTTCTTGAGCTATTCTGTAGTTGAGTAACTCGATCGCCTTATTTGATATTATAGCCATTTTGTATGATCTGCTTTAGTTATTTCTTTATCTTCGCTTTTTACTAACTTTCCGTTTTCAGTTACTGTCTCAGCTCCAGGAACAGATCCTGTGTCCATTTTTTCAACTTTATCATCTTTTATAATTTTTTCAATCGATAAGAGAAGTTGTTGCTCAAATTTGCTTTGTTTTTCGTAGATTTCTTTCGAAGCTCCTGAAGCATTTTTAAGACTCTCTTCTGTTTCAGGAATCCATTTTTCAGTAAGAGTTTTATGATATTGAGTTTGCTCTTCTGGTGAAAGTTCTTTAAAATAATCCAATTTATCTTGAATATCAGAATTATCTTCTTTCTTCTCAGAGCTGTTCTTTACATGCTCTTGAGCTTTTGAGCCAGTTCCTTTCCCATGAAACTTCCAACCATCGACTGTCTTAATATATTCTCTGCCACCAAAAGTTCTCTTTTCGCCGATCATAGCTTTTCTTCCACCCTTCACGATATCCTCCAACACTTCAGTGTCAGTTTCTTTTGCAAGCTCAAGAGCTTGATCGAATCCTTCTGCTTTTTCGACTCTATGAACTCTACTGAATTCTTCCGGCGTGATTTCGTCATTATCAAAAGCTCTGGTTACTAATTCGTAAGCAGCGACAGCTTTGTGGATTTCAATAGTTTTAAAGAATGTTGCTTCGTTGATTTTGCCTTCATCAAATGATGCGAAGTTGTTTTGCCACGAAGTATATAAATCTTCTCCTGCCGGAGCTACTTCTGGAAGTGTAGGAACTGGAGACAACGGTAATTTTGCGAGTATATCTTTGAGATCACATAATAGTTCATAATCATCGAGATCTTCTGATCTAACCCATTGAATTCGATAATGCTCGTCGTTATCAAGAAGAACTGCTGTTCCACTCCAAACGAATCCTTCGTAGTACAGACTAACACTATCTTTACGATCAATCTTGTCAATATAAGACAATGGTATGTCTTTATAACCAGTTTCTTCTTCAAGTTCGCGAGCTGCTGCAACTATTGGTTCTTCCCCTTCTTCGATATGTCCTCCAGGTAAACACCATTTACCTGGTTCAAAATCAGCTTGATATGATCGATGAAGTAAACAAATTCTACCTTTCTCATCTCTAATCACACAATCAGAGTAGTGAGTTTTATTCTTCTTTAAAGCAAGAAGTTGTCCGATTCTATCTAGTGTTTTTTGAAACATTATACTGTGGTTGTTGTAGTTGTAGAAATTGTAGTAGTGGTAGTTGTTGTGGGTACTGTTCCTGAAGTACAATCATACGTTTTTAATAAAGTTATTCCTATTTCATCATAAATCTCAACTAACATTAAATTGTTTGCTGCGAAAAACAACATCTCATTCAAAGTCCACTGTTTCTTATCGAAACTATAAAAAAGACTTTGTTCAAGATATGTGTTGAGTTTGATATCACTAATCACAAAATTCTCATCCAAATTATTAACATCTTTAATAGAGGTTTTAAATTTGACTTCAATATTATCTTGTCTTGTGAATATGATTAGCTTCATTTTCTAAAGATAGTTCAATTAATTATACCCAGACCTCAACTCCACCTATTATCGCTTTTATTTTTTCACGAGCTCTTTTAAGTTGCGGTCTTTCTTTTTCATCGTAGATACTGAAGTTGTTCGTTTTTGGATCAAAAGCGTATCCTGGAGTTTTGTGGTGAAGTGAACATCTGCAAAATGGGTGCAAACTTCCTAGAGTAGCCTTCCAATCTGCAGTTTTTCTTCCGATATTATCTCCGTTCGCTTTTAGTTCACTTAACTTGAAGATTCTCGGCTCACTACCTAATCCTTTTGTAAGGTATAGTCTGATACAATTTTTACAAGCACCATTGAAAACTCGCTTAAATACAAGAGGATCACCACTTACTTGTCTTTCAATCGCTGCAGCTTTACCACTCTCAAATGCTGATTGTGACATATATTCAACTATACGATCAAAATTTCGACTCCAGTCTCCTGTTTTACTTGCTATCTCATTAGCAATTTGTCGAATTGTTTGTTTCTTCAGTGTTCCTTCAACTACTTCTCTCTTCAAGAATTCTTCTTGAGCTGTTCTTGAGTTGTCGTCGAGTATCCCATTCACATCTTGGAAAATCTTCCCCCCTAACCCTTTCAATGAACTTAGGTTTTGAGTTTTGATGTGATTAATGGTCGCTTTCTCTTGTTCAGTTAGTGGAATATAATTTCCACCTTTGATGTATTCTTTAAGATCGTCATATGTTACTTTGCTAACAGATCTTATCGCTTCCAATGAATCGCTTAATAAGCCGAAATGGAAGCTCGAGAATACAGTATCGTTCTCTAATTGGTATAATTCATCTACTTTCACTCCATAATCGCTTAGAAGTGATTTATCATACTCCGTTAAAAAGTTGGGTCCAAATTCCTTAGCTACCATTACGCATTGATTGCGATCAATGATGTTAAGGAGTTCGTTCGTATTTTCTGGCGTGAGCTGAAACATTTATTATCCGGCAGTAGTTGTTGTAGTAGTTGTAGGAGCGGCAGTCGTGGTCGTAGTAGTTGGAGCTGCAGTGGTTGTCGTTGTGGTAGCATTAATCAACGATGTTGAAGCATCTTGATCAGCTTCTGTCAGTTGCATGTGATTCGCTGTAGCGAACGCTTTGAAGGCTGCAAGATTTGTTGGAAGTTTTTGAAAACCCTGGAATAAAGCTTCTTCTGCTGTATCCAAACCTTTGATTTCCATTACTGTGATGTTGCCTGTGTTGGTTCCTAATTGATCAACTACATATTCAACACGAATGTTTGCTCCGTTTGTAAAAATTAATGATTTCATATTCGTTATGTTGTTAGAATTTTATAATAATGATTTGTTTTCTCAATACGTTCTTGAAGTCCATTTGGATCTCCTTTTGCTTTCAAATTCCCTTGATTGATTAGTTTAGATACTTTAGTGATCGAAGCAACATCTACTTTTTTACAATAACTCCATAAACTCCTATCATCAAAGAAAAATTTAGCTGATTCAAAAGCATATTTGGCTGCAATTAAAGAGGGATTATCAACTATAAGTGGATCGCTAATCTTTTTTGCAAACGCATCTTGATTTGTTTTTCCAGTTAATTGAATCGGACCAAAACCTCGATGTCTCCATCCGTCTCCGCTCATTTCGTTACCGTTCCCCATTCGATTAGCGTAAACTCTATTTGCTATCTTTTCAGGATTGCGTTGATAGAGTGGAGCTGTTTTATCGTCGAAATACTTACCAAAGGTTCCAAGTAATCCTTGAGATGAATAATTAAGATTCTCTACTAACTGAGTGAAAGTCATACTTTCATGATCACATTGTCCCATATAATGAGATAATGCTTCGATGGTTGGAATTAACAGAACCTCTTTGATTTTCAAAAGAGTTTTCTTACCAATTTGTCCGTCAGGGACTAATCCGTATTTCGTTTGAAAATCTTTGATTAACCTCATTATTTATCTCCTTTATCCTTTTTATACTTTACCTCTGTCTTAATCTCAACTACATTCTTATCGATACGATTAACAGCGTCATTGATATCTTTGAGTGTAGCTTCGATACTGTTGATTCGTTTATCGTGCTGATCAACTTTTTCTTGATAGACAGCGTCTTTGGTTGTGTTTGCTGAAACTTTATCGCTTACTGCAATGTAAAGACCGATCCCATATATCAATAAAGTGATTATTGATCCGACTATTATTTGGTTTTCACCAAACCAACTCGACACTTTCTTTACCATTATTTCAATAATTGAAGATTAAGTTTTTCGATTTGTTTGTTGCGATTGTTTATTCTTCTTTATTTTTCACCTAACTTCTTTTTTGAGTTTTCAACAGATCTTCTAACTGCACCTAATTCATCTTCATGCATTTTTCTTCCGGTAGCTGATCTCTTAGATTGAAGAATCATTTCACCCTCTCTTATCCCGTTTCTGAGTCGTTGTTTTTCAGAAGAATCGGTAACAATTTCACTTTTACTAGTTATATCTTCATCTCCCGACTCTTCTTTAAAACCTCTCTTTTCGTGAGATTCCTTTGAATCTTCATCTTTGTGAGTAGATGTAGATTCTTTTTGTAAAGTTTTCTTTTTAAAAGCTAATATGTCTCCAGGAGAATGGAAAACTCCTCCTTGAGTTCGATAATCCTTCATAGCTACTTCAATAAGATTTCGATCTTCTTCTGACAAAGAGTTATCGAATTTCTCAACATCCTCTTTCGTTACTTTAGATCTATCTAAATATGTACCATAATCCGCTTGTGTAGAACCAACTTCTTCACTCTCTTTCTTCTCTCCAACATGATGCTCTAATGCGCCAGCAATGTGAGATTGTGCTTTAGCTCCAGTTCCTTTCCCATGAAACTTCCAACCGTCTGTAGTTTTGATGTATTCCCTTCCTGCAAAGGTACGTTTCTCCCCGATTAATGCACGCTTCCCTCCTTTTTCAATATCAAGAATTTCGGCTTTGGTGAGTTCACTTAATCCCTCGTCAATATTGAAAGAATTGAGTATTCTAGCTTTTTGAATTTCTTCGAAGTTAGGCATAAATTATATTGTTTTGAGGAATTTTACTATATCTAAAACTGTAGTGGAAAGCTCCTCTTTATATCTCTCTTTTGCAACGTTTTCGTATTGCTCTATTAAGGGATATTGAGGTTTCTCTTTATGAATTGGTTTAACTACTGAGAAAGAAGTAGGTACATTATTCGCTTTATAGAGAAATGTGCCATTCTTCTGAGGTGTCGCTAAAAATTTACCAACTACTATGTCGCCATCTTTGTTAAGCATTATTTGAGAATTAATCCAGTTGCTACCACTCCAGCACCCAAATAGAGCCATTTCTCATTTCGACGCCACCAATTATTATCTTTTTTAATTTGATCTCTAAGCTGCTTACTAATCCTCTCGCTCTCTAATATAGCGTCATCTTTTATAAAGATTTCTTTTTGCTTATTCATGAGTTGAAGATTAGACTCATATAATTGTCTACTGTATCCTTCTGCCTCTTGATTCAAATCTTTGCATTCTGTTTTCAAAGAGTCTGTCTGAGTGTAGAGTGAATCGTTAACTTGTTGTAGTTTTGAGATAGCAGAATCACATTTCTCAGAATGAACTGTAGTATCGCTTTGATAGTCACTTACAGCATTATTCGCTTCTCCTTGTAGTTTTTTGATTGTTTTGTCTTGTCTATTAACTACTACCTGAAGACCGTCGGCTCTTTTCTTATGAAATTCAGTTTTGATCGAATCTACTCTCTTTATGCTATCAATTTTTATATTATCTATCTTCAAATAAGATAAATCGATAGAATCTTTATAATGATGCCACCATTGATCGATTTGCGTTTGTTCTACAAGTTGTTTTGCTTTGTTTGATCGATGATTGTCTATTGCATTGAACAAGGCGAGAGAAACTAATATACTAACTAAAATGACTGGAAACCAATTCTTACTCAAAAATTCTTTTATTTTTCCCATGATCAATTTTCTTTTTTAAGAATCTGTCCGTCTGAATTCGTAATGAATTGTTTAATAATATAAGCAACGAATGCTCCTGCTGCAGCTAATACAACACCTTGCCAATTGAAAGAAACAAAGTCTGTCGCTGAACTAATAACGCTTTCTAAAGAAGTGATGCCTGCTGTTAAAATAGCAACGATTAGTCCTTTCCAGAAGTCAAATGTTTTTAATGTTCCAAATTTTGATTTTGCTGTTTCCATAATTATTCACATAAAAGTTTTTCTAAATCGTTCTCTAAAGCTTTCATTATCGGATTATTTTCTTCAGCTTTCTGAGTATCTTCTTCCTGTTGTTGACCTCCTCCTTCTTCTCCACCTTCCATAGATGACATCATAAGTTGAATATACATTGGATTTAATGGTACATCTCCATTTGGAAGCAACGGTAAGTTTCGTTTTGCACGAATCTCATTCAATGTAGAAAAGTTCTGTAGTCCTTTAATATCGTTATCGAGCTCTGTGTTAGCATCTACCTCTCCTTCTATACCAACAAATCTGAATTCATAAGCAGGATCTATTTGAGAAATTAGATATTTATTAATCCAAAATTGTAATCTCTTCAGAAGAGGTTTTAATCCTTTGTCCTTTGAATACTGTAGTCGAGCTTCATTGTTGCCTTCAAACATTGGGTGTGACTCTGCTGATCCTGACATTGGAAAACCAATCTCTGATGGATCAATCTTGTACATGGCGCAAGTAATCTTTATCAAGAACTCTTGATATCTAGACCACTCCATATCTTTATTTGATTGTTGAGTATTGATGAAATCCAACTTATCTGCGTTGATCATCGGAATTTTGTGCATATTCTGTACACCAGCTACTTGAGCTACCCATTGACGCTTGAAGTCTTCGACTGTATTCGGATTTATATTGCCAGAATAACGAAGTATTCCTTTTGGAGCGGATCCTACTTTAAAGAAGTTTGCGTTGTAGAAATCAGCGTTTAAGAGTGCAGTAACAGTCTGAATCATATCTTCAAGTTCACTCTTACCGTATCCATTTAATCGAATGTCGGTTTGAGGATTGCGAACTCCAAACATAAGTTCCCAAGGATAGAATTCTGCTAAAACTTTGCTTTGGTAGATTTGAACGTATGATGGAGTGTAGCCTGAGATTTCTTTTTCTCCCTTTGTATAATCATCTTGTTCGTAAGAATCAGCAATGCGATAAGTAGCTCCATCTGTTGCAAAGAAATTCACTGGAACTCCACGTCTGTTGCGAATAATCTCCGATGTGGTTTGGTCAAGGATAAGTGAGTCTCCCATGATCTTATTTACCCAAACATCGAATGAATCTTGTGACCAGTAGTTCCCAGTCGCTCCACAATTCATTATAAATGAGTAGAGCTCGTCAACTTTAGCTTCTTCAGCTTTAGTCAGTTTGACTTCTTGATCTTGTTGAACTCTATATCCTTTCTTTTTTGAGATAACGAATCCAGTAGCATATTTGTTTGATTGAGGCTCACAGAAAGACATTATTTGTTCTTTTCTGGTCTCAACTATCGCCTTCACAATTGGAGTTCTTCCCATTCCTCTTAACACATCAAAGCTAAGATTATATGGCTTTTGCTTATATCCTAAAGCAGTGGTCATGTCGAGAGGATCGACGATAATCGATTTGAAATCGATATCCTCTCTCTTCTCTATTCCTTTAAGATATTGTTGAGCCTTCATTATTTCGTTCACATCGTTTGATTTGAACGCTTTTTCAAGAGCTAAAGTCTTCTCGATTTGAAGCTTTTGTTCTTGTAGAAGTACACTGTCTAGGGTTGATGATTGCTTTGCCAAAGTCGATAAATTTTCGTAAAGGTAAGAAATTATTTTTCGATTTCTACTTCCGATTTCAATTTTTCGATCTCTTGATCAAGTAACTCAATCTGTTTGATGTGATTTTGCTTGTATCCCTCCAGGACCTTCAATTTTTCCTCAATAGTGAGAGTGATTTTGAATTGAGCTTCTCCTTTGTATTCTCTTGATGTACATAATCCAAATAATTGAAGTCCAACCATCATTCGAGCTGCTTCTTGAGAACTCTTAACTCCTGTCTTTTGATTGATTTCTTTTACTCGAAACCATTTATCTTTGAAAGCTTCTTTAAGAGTATAAGCCATCGCTATATGCATCTCTTTGTTCTTGGGATTGCTTATGTAAGCTTTTACTACTTCCTCGTCTGTGAGGTTTGGAATTTCTTGATCTGCCATTTTGCAATTTATTGATTTGAATTTAAAATTACGGTCGGATAAATCTTTCGATTACTGGTCCGACCGTTCTGAAAATCATTCACTAATTACCAATTCTTTTTCATACTTTGATTGATTTTGAATTACTGATGTTGTTTTAAATCATGTTTCTTTTAACTTTGGATTGGAAAAGTAGACTTTAAACTTTTACTAAGCAACAGTCGTCTGTGTTTTGAAGGTCAATCTTTGCTTTTCTTTTATTCTTCTTTCTGTTTCTCCAATCTTCACCGTATAGTCCAAGTTTGGAAAGATCGTCAGCTTCTTGATTCTCTTCTCGAGGAATCCATTTAATTTTCGATACTCCTGCCTTCTGAGCATAGTGATGAGCTGTTGTGAATGCTTCTCTGAATTCTGGTTTATTAATGTAGAAATCGCCGTTAAATTGGTTTACAATCACTTGAGAGTCTGAATAAGCAAATACTGTGTAACCATCTTGTCGTAATCCTACTGCTACTTTCATAGCTTCAATGCAAGCGTACCATTCAGCGACGTTACTTGTTAATTTCTCTTCTCTTGACTCTGCAGCGACATGAACTGCTCGACATAATTCTTCAGTATAGACTCCTTCTAAAAAGACAGCTACTCCATATCCCATCGATGGTTTTCCAAGATGATTGTTTGCAGCCCCGTCGCTGAATATTTTAGCAATCTTCATTTTATTAAATTGGAAATTGAAATCCCTCTCTTTTTGCTCGGAAGCTGTTTGACCCTTCTCCAAGACCATATCCGCTTCTCAAGTTTCTTATTACTGTTCTCAATAGATCTGTAGTGGCGATAACGTCATTCATCGCTCTGTGAGCGTCACTTAGTTCTACACCAGCTTTCTCTACTAAGGTTCCAAGTTGGAAATTTGGTAGCTCTTGATCTCCTCCGAACCACATCTTACCTAAGGACCAAGTATCGATAGATGATGGACTGAAATTACCAAAGTGATCTCTTCGACCGTGTAGCAGTGATTCAAGTTGATCTTGTCCGTTTGTTTTCTTTTCGTTTTTGAAGCGATAATCAAAGATGGAGTGAAGGAAGTTGATATCGAATCCTACATTGTGACCAACTAATACTGGACGTAATCCTGGACTATTTCGAGCGTTGGTAGCGTTTGCTAATCTCAGCAGTTCAACTATTTTATCAACTACCTCGAACAACTCTTTACCTTCGTCCTCTACTAGCTCAAAAGTGATCCCTGAGACTTTCGCAGCCTTCTCTTCATATTGAAGATCATAGTCATACGGTTTAATGAGTTCTTGATAACGTCCAATCTCATCTAGCGAAGCGTCACCTTTTATGGCGATTAATGCGATCTCTGTTGCTGGATTCTTATTTGAATCTAATCCTCCAGTCTCGAAGTCAAATACCACGAATGAGTTTGGTTCTTGAGGTTTACTGTTATTGTATCCGGCCACTATTTATTTTTCTTTTTCGATTTTTAATACTGTCTCATCGTTGTTGATGAAAGGTGTAACTGAAAGCTCTAACACTTTCAATGGTCCGATCTTTTGAATTTTTAAGAACTGTCCACCATAAGCTTTTGGAATTCGTCCTTTGTTTGCCCAGTCATGAATATCAGATTTGCTAAATGGAGATCCATTCATCTTCTGATTGTGTTGTTTTTTAACATGCTGAAGAAGAGTTTCTACAGTATGTTCGTTTTTACTTAATACTAATTTTGCCATTGTTGTTTTATTTTTGAGACAGTAAAGATACTATCTCTTTACATACTTCTGTTGCTTTTGGTACCTATTGATTAGCTTTTCTTCCATTGTGGCAATATTTCTCGCCTTCTCTGTTGTTGCTCTTCTGTTAAACCTTCTCCTCTCAAGGTTGCTGTAATTCTCTCAGCGAATGTCGTTGTAGCTTTCACAGCAACCACATACGATTGTAAAACAATCTCGAATCTTTTGATCAAAGAGAATCTTTTTATTTTTGGAAACATCTCTTGATAAATACTGAGAAAATCTGCTACTCTATCAGGTTGATTTGGCCAAATTTCTAATAACTTTACTTTTAAAGCTTCAAATTTGATTTCTTCATAATTCACTTTCTCCTTCTTTCTGACGATGGTCTAATTAATGATTGATTGAATATCCTTATCAATCATTATATCCCATTTGTTGAAATCAGATAACCACTCTTCTTGTTGTTCTTCAATAGTGATCTTTGAGTTGATAATTCCATCTCGAATCAATTTACTATCAACAAATTGACCAATATCGCTTTCATACTCTTCAAAATCTGGACATTGGATCTTTTGAGTGAATCTTACTGACTCACCTCTTAATCCAATGGCTTTGAATTTAACTTTTAACGTTTCCATTGTCCAATCTGTTTAACCTCTTTGTGTTTCAGAGGTGGATTAATACTGTAGTTTTCACCAGCTTTGATTCCATTTTCATAGGCTGGTCCAACATATACTGGTTTCATTTTTACTGTTTTGACTTTTGGATCTTGCGTCTTTAAAAACTTAGCTAAAGCTTCTTTATTGAATAACACCAATCCTCCGATCTGATCAGCATGAGCCGATTCCTCTCTTTGTCTTTGAAATTTCCTATCTAATCCTACTGTTGCTCCAATCAACCAATCTTTCAAAAAAGCGTAGCGACGTTCACCGTAGATTAACTTACTCTCCCAACCTCGATCAACATGAGCTTCTTGAGCAAGTCTGAGTAGTCCAATAGAAAGAAAATTATACATCCAAACTACTGTATCTACGTTCTCCATTCTACCGTACACTTCAAAGGTTTTTGAATATGAGTTCCAAATATAGCTACAGAAATTGTGTTCACATAGTACTTCAACTAAGTGGAGTCTCCATCTCTGTCCAGCTTGATTATCTTTATACGACACTTTTTCACTATACATCCATTTATCGAATTCTCCTTCGTTCTCTTCGAGTTTGACTTGACTGAGCTCTATATTGTACTCGATCATCAATTCCTCGACTTTTGCTGAGAAGGTTTCTGCTTCTTCGAGAGATCCAAGTTGTTTGGCTGACTCTGCATGTCGCATCAGTTTCTTGATGCGAGATATGATTGCGTTTTGCTTTGCTTCCATTATAAACGATTTTTCTGAATTTCTTCTGTATCGAAAGTTGAGAAAGCTGATGTTCTTGTGCTTTCACAACCCCAACGATCTTTGATTCCTGAGGTTTTCACTACCCACACATAACCTTCAACTCGAAATTTCACACCAATAAGATTGATGTCTTGTTCTTCTGGTTTTAATCTTGGATTATCCATAATTCGATCTTTTTAAATTTTCCGTAAAGGTCTATTGAATATTTCAATTAAACAACAAAAGTATGTTTTATTTTTCAATTATTTCGTTCCACTTGCCTGCTTTTAAGATTTCATATATCTTTTCAGCTTTGATGTAGCTTTTGATTTCTGTTTTAACTTCTTCTCTTCTCCATCCATTTATCATTGAGATCTCAAGTGTGTTGCTGTATGAATTAAGAGTTGATCCGAGTATTTTAATGTTTGAGAATCGATCGCTACTATAACCTTTGAACCAACTATCTCTTCGTTGCTCTCTCTCTAACGTAAACAATCCATCGTTCGCTACAAAGTGATCTTCTACACTTTTTCTCCACTGTTCTTCGTTAAATTCTGTTGCTTTGTTTTGAATTGCTTTCAGATCTATTTTCGTCTTCTCGAGATCGAGAATCTGTTCATATAGCTCCAATGTCTGTATTTCTATTTTTGACTGAGTGAAAAACATATTGTTGAGCTCAGCAAACACTTGTGACATTCTCATCATTTCAACGATTCTACCTTCTTCGCCAGGTTGCGTGTTTGGTCCTTCGAACGCTGCATATAGCCTTCTTTCAAGTGAGAATTTGATAATTACTCTGAATCTTTGCCAATCACTCTCTTTTGATTCTTTTTTGCGAATATCAAATATAGTTATTTGTTGAGTCATATCTCTATCTCGAGCTTCAACTATGTAACAACACTCACTCAACTTACTCTTTACAGAATTACTCCACAATTCATATATTTTTTCAAATAAAGCGAGTTTGTTGAAATCGATCTTCTCGTTCAGTTTGGTTGCTTTTTCAAGACCATTCTGCACACTGTTGAGATATTCTTCAGGAGTGAGTTCAATTACCTCACCAATGAAATCAGACAGATCTTCTTCGATCGTACCGTTTTCTCTTTTCCCAACTACTCTATTATTCAATCGAGGATTATTTGGATCGATCTCAGGATTGAGTGACCAGTGTTTTGGGCTACTTAATTGACCAAATGCTTCAGTCCAACCGCAACAGTCAAGTACTATAAGGTGAGAACCATCTCCTTTTAGTCTTGTTCCTCTACCAACCATTTGTAGATAGAGAGTAAGTGATTTGGTTGGACGAGCTCCAACGATTACTCCAGTATCAGGTAGATCGACTCCTTCAGTCAACATCTCAACGTTTATGAGGATCTGTGTTTCTTTTTCTTCATAAGATTTGACTATACTCTCAACTTCATCTACAGATAAGGATGAATCAATCTGTTCTACACCTTTTATCTTCTGTTCTACAAACGTTTTCTTTAAACTACGAGCATGCTCTTTATCGACAGCAAAAACGATTGCTTGATGATTGTCTCCATACTGCTTGTACATTTCTACTACATAATGAAGATATTCGGGGTTTCTCATGTAGTGAGAGAGTTGTTGTTGTTGAAAGTCGTTAGCTACCTCATCAACTTCTTTTTCGATCTCTCCAATCGGAGCGACATATGTTTTATATTTAGCAAGATAACCTTTCTCGATAAGTGAAGCAGTAGTTTCAGTGCTACACACCATACATTCGAAATGCTCATCTAATCTCTTTTTGTCTTTGCGGAAAGGAGTTGCATCTACCCCTAATTTCTTGATATTTAGATTGTTAGCTTCTATTGCTTTAAGAACTTTGTCATAAGAATTGGTTCTTGAGTGACGAGCTTCGTCAATCACTACCATATCCCAATCTCTCTCAAGCAACTTATCTAGTCGTGCATCTTTAACTGCTGTACGAATTGAAACAATTACAATATTACTATCCATATTCTCAGCGATGTTAGCTATGAGTAATCCAGCTTTGATTCCTACGTTTGAGAGATGTTCTTTGAGTTGTTTGAGCAGTCTACGTTTGTGAGCAAAAATTATGATCTTCTCTATTTTGTGATTACTGATTATCTTAGATATGATCACAGACTTTCCTCCACCAGTTGGAAGTTGGTAGAGGATTGAGTTGTATTCAGTCCAAGCTGATTCGATTCTTTCTATGTCGGATTTTTGATAGTCTCTAAGTTCTATTTCTTTCACCATGCTATTAATTTTTGACCTTTCCACTCCTTTATTCCTGGTGCTACTTTAGTAACACACTCAACATCAACTAATTGATCTCCTGTTTTAATACGAACCATTTCACCTTCTGATCCTTCAAATGGATATCCTCTGATAGTTGTTTTGAAAGGAGTGATATTTGGTAATTCTACTACAACTACATCTCTATGTTTCAATGTTGATTTCATAATCTTCTGTTTTTAATTACGCTACGAAGATACGACCTACATTTCGATAAAGCAACAAGAGTATGTTTCTTTTAATATTTTTTAACATTACTTCAAGAAGAAAGCTTCATTCTCCCATGATTGCAAGGGTACGAATGAAGCTTTGTTATGTGTGAGTTTTGTTTTTTGATATCAATTCGGTATGATTTCTGACTCATACGAGGACTTGTGTTTCTATACCGAATGTCCAGGCTAATTGCCAGAGTCTAAAATTGAATAGCTTCTTGTTAACTAGCTTCACTCTTTCAACGGACAACGGAACGATATCAACTTCTCTCCCCTTAACGGTTAATTGTCCTCCACCAGTGATAGCTTGGGTTTGTTCGAATGAATTGTAGTCAGTTCTCTGTTCACCTTTGCTCAACCAAACCTTCTTTTCAGAGGTTTGTTTCGACTTGCTCTCAATACTGATCGAACAGTTTGAGAGTGCTAAGTAGATGATTAACAATAGAGTTGACCTTTTCATTCGATTTTATGTGTTAGTAGCAGTTTAGTGGATTTCCTCACCCTTGTCTCCCTCTGTCCAACGAAGGTTAGATTGGTTCACTTTTGAATTTCTACTTCTGCTATTATGTTGCGAGCGTCAAATTCGAACTGCGTCTCAAGGTTATGAGTCTCGTAAGCTACCAATTGCTCCACCCTCGCGATATATTATTTCTTTAATCCTAAACTTCTCAAGTGATCTTTCTTTAACTCAAGATTGATTTTGATCTTGTAAATGATCAGATCGATGATCTTCCACAATACTTTTGTTAGTAAAATCGCAAAAAAGAAAACTAAAATGATTACTCCAGCTAAAACTAGATCGCTAAATCCTTGTTGAATGTTTGTCATAATGACTCGATTTTTAAATGTTCATAATATGCGGAAAGCCGCAGTTTTGTGGAGGTAGAGGGAGTCAAACCCTCGTCCAAACAAGGAATCTATATTGGAATTGATTATAGCTTTAATTGATAATTCACATCAATACATTAGTTAATTTTGCATCTATAAGCTTCAAACTAACAAACTTTTAGGCTGAAGTTTCCTCCAGCTCCACCATCTCATTTTATCTAAACAAGCAAACTCTTCAATAAACTTCTGACTACATTATGCAGCATTTTTCATTGCTACACGTTGTGCAAAATTGATTACTAGTACTTCATCAATCATGCGGTTGATTTTGTTGTCAATTAATTTTGTGATCTTTTGAAACGAGACCTTATCAAACTCGTGCTATTCCAATACAGCTTCTACCTGCTGTCAAAATCATATACCCCCGTATTTTCAAAGAACTCTTTTTAAAATTTGCAGAGTCACATTTATCTGCTACCAACTTAAAGAACTACGAAATTATTCTGCCTAAGCTACATCTAATTGATTCGTGCGTGTTGTATTTTTGCACCTTGAGGCAGGCTCGAACTACCATCTCCAGTCTTTTAAGACTAGCACTCTATTCCATTTAAGCTATCTTAGTGATTTATTTGTCTCGTTTGACTTTGGAAAGATACTACTGTTAATTCGATTTAGCAACGATCGTATGTTATTTTTGTTTTCTGTTACTCAAATCACTGAACATTTCGGGAATACTAAATTTGTTTATTGTTGTTTTGTTTTGTTTATTATCATAATTATTTTCCATTTTTATCTATTTATTTTAAATTAAGCATCTACTTCTACATGTTCGTCAATTTCTTCGTAATATTGGGGTAAATCATCTCTTTTAAGACCTGTTGAATAGTCATATCCGAGATATATTTCGCTTCCGAAAAACATACCATCGTGTATTCGTATGAATACCTTTCCTATTTGTGCTGTTATCTTTTTCATAATCGTGTGCTAATTGCGTAAATTTGTGAAGAATAAAACGACCAATTGGTTCCCGCCTTAGTATCTGCAACGATTGCATCAGGAACGTATAGCTTACAATAGGCTGGGATACCTGTAAAAGCATTTATACTGGTTAAAGATGGTGGAGTCGTAGATTGAATTATATATTCATAAAATCTCGTGCAGCCACTGAATGATTGAGTACCAATTGAAGTCACTGAATTTGGTATAACTACTGATTGAAGGGAGTAGCAGGCAAAGAATGCAGAAGACCCAATTGAAGTCACTGAATTTGGTATAACTACTGATTGAAGGGAGGAGCAGGTGGAGAATGCAGAAACACCAATTGAAGTCACTGAATTTGGTATAACTACTGATTGAAGGGAGGAGCAGCCACTGAATGATTGAGACCCAATTGAAGTCACTGAATTTGGTATAACTACTGATTGAAGGGAGTAGCAGGGGGAGAATGCAGAAAGACCAATTGAAGTCACTGAATTTGGTATAACTACTGATTGAAGGGCGGAGCAGGCACTGAATGCAGAAGACCCAATTGAAGTCACTGAATTTGGTATAACTACTGATTGAAGGGAGTAGCAGGGGGAGAATGCAGAAAGACCAATTGAAGTCACTCTATTCCCTAATATCACATTTTTTAAAGCATAAATTTGATATAAATTGTTAATACCAAAAATATAAGTACTGAAAGAGTAATTTGCTGTGGCTTCTATTCTTAATATATACTGCCCTGCACTTGCAAAAGTTAACGGAATAGCCACAGTTCCTGCTGTAGAGGTTGTAGCCATCAAGGCATTTGTCGAATCATTATAGACATTTAACGCTGTTGTATTTGTCTTCGTTAAATACAATGTTGGTGTTAATCCGTGGTTTGCATTAATAGTCAAGTCTAAATAAGTATGCGCTGAGTTATAACTTGCTCCGATTACTGTAGCATACTGAATATTTGTATAGTCTCCAATCCACCCGTTGAAAGTGCAATTTGTCAATGTCGGATTAGCTGGTTTGATAGCTGATTCTCCTGCATTTACATTATGAATTTTTAAAATCGTTCCATCGTAGTCAATGAATTTCACTGCATACTTCCCGGTGCCCACAATGATAGTTCCGGCACTGCCACTACTATAGGGTAAAATCGTTTTTCCTATCATTATTCGTAGATATTTATGGTTACTACTATGTCACCTGTTGGTAAATTTGTAGCGTATATTTTAACGCTTCCTGCGCTACTTACATTTGTTGGAAGTAATTGAGCCGACTTAGTTATTTCAATGGTTGCATTATCTGGTATCACTTCTACAAAATTTAATGCCGTAATATTCACATTTGCTAAGTTATATTCGTACAACCCGCTTACTAGTGTCCAATTAGCAGCGGTTAATGTTAATTCGGTTACTTGTGTAGTTTTAATTGCTTTGTTTGGAATTGCCGTAACTGCATCGTCATACGCTGCTTTCAGTAAGTCTGTAAGGTCATTCTTTGTAAGAGAATAGCCTACAATAGCCGTAACCTTCTTTGATAGCTCCGTAGCCATTGTGGTTGCAAAATTGGGGTCGTTTGCTATAGCATTAGAAAGTTCGTTGAGTGTATTAAGGAACTCTGGGGAACTATCTATTAAGTTAGTAATCAACAACTGAATTTCAACGGCTGTGAGTGTTTCGCTTCGGTTTATTTTATCGCTGATCGTAGCAATCAAAGCTTTTTCAGTTTCATCTACATATAGTTCTGTATCCGCTTTTTTGGATTGAAAAATAGAAGTAAATGCTGTTTGAATAAGAGTTTTAAGATCTCCAAAAGAGAGTAACTTCTTCCCTTTTACAATTATTTTTTCTGCATCGGTTATGGTTTCGACAAGAGTGTAGTTGTTCATTGCTGTATCGATACTGTCTGCTGAAACGTCTCCTCCCTCCATACTTTTCCATTTGATTCCGCTATAGCGAATCAGAAAAGTTCTAACTGTCTTAATGACTGTTACTTTGAATGTTCTCATGTTATTTAGTTGAAGGATTAAGAATAGTCCATTGTCCACGACCAATACCAGTTTCAACGATTTCGTTAGCGAATATCACTTTGATGTCAAAAGTGTATATTCCTGAAGGAAGAGTTGGAATATGTTCTGCAAATGTGAATTTGTTGTTAGTAATAGTGAGTTTTTTTAGACTGTTGTCTTCAAATTCACTTGAATAAGTATCGTACACTTGACTACTCTTTATCATATCGATTTTGATATTTGCTCCTGTAAGATCTACTGGAACTTCAGATCCATCATCAAGTACTTCTACGAAATCGCATTCAGTACCATAGAATGTTGAACCTTGATAGATAGTATCGAGTTTAATTATTCCTTCTTCTGTAGTTGTTGCCATTCTGAGTATGTTTATTTTAAAATGTAAAGATAATCTATATTCTGTCTTATGTCAAAATATATTCGTAACGCTCACTAAAGTACCTTATTTTTTCAACAACTTCTTTAGGTCCTAATCCGTCAATAATTAGATCAAACATTCTCTCGCTGTAATTTTCAATCATCAGTAGGATTTTATTGTACCGTTTTGAATCGTGCTTTTGAATGTAGAGTAGATCGCTTTCAAATGTGTTGAGGATTATCATCTTCTCGATAATTCCTGATTCCCACGATTCATGGCAAGTTCGACAGAATAGATCAATGTTGTTCTCATCTAACTCAAGATCCTTTCTCTGTTTCACTGAGAGGATGTGAGATTTATCTAATCCTCCTTCACTCTTGCCACATCCCCAACAATAATAGACTCCATTATTAATTGCTTTTTGCTCAATTAATAATTTGAGTTCATGTAGCTTCTTTTTTGTTTCGGCTTCGTTTGAGGTTTGTTGCTTAATGGGTTTGAATTTTGCTCTGATCGTTCGTGGCACTTTAGCTTCTACTCTTTCAGAAGCTCTCTCCTTGTAGACTTGAGCTCTACTCACTCCATTGTGAAGTCTTTCGAAATTGCAATCTGAACATAACCACTTTGATCTATTTTCAATTGGTTTCGATTTTAGACATTTGCTACAAGGTTCACTCATACCAACCTACTCCTATCGATATTCCAAGAACCTGAAAGCCACACCCTTCTTTACTTATACTAAGTGTCAATATCCCAAAATGCCAATATCCTCCTTGTGAAATTCTAAATGGACCATGTAAATGAAGAACTACTTCTCCACTTTTTAATGTTTTTAATTTTATATTCATAATTACTTCTTTTTAAACATTTCTTCACTCCAACGATTCTGTCCTTTATCAATAGCTAATTCGTATGTATGTGTGAATTCGTCGTATGCTACAATTTTTGTTGTCTTGCTACAGTATTCTCTCATTTCGATTGTGAAGCCTGGTCCTACATCAACTATACCTATTGTACGATCCTCGTTTAACATATACCAAGCTACTGAATAAATCTGAACTTCACTTCCAATTGGGAGGTGTATTCTCTCTTGAACTAATTTCGTACACATAATCGAGATAATGTTGGTTGAGTATATTTTGGAAACCTAGTCCAAGTTACATCTTCAAAATAGTGAAGGTTTGATTGAGTTGATGTTGATGTGAATTTCATTTTGATTTATTAATTAAACAATCCTCCAAAGATACTGAATATATCCTTTACGCAACTCACAACTACTAACTTTTCAAAGTCTTTATGTTTTCTTTTTAGGTAGTCTTCAAGTTTTACTTTAGCGTGAAGATCACTCATACAATTCTTCACTTTGATAGTGTGAGATTCTTGAGGTTTATTTGTGAAGTAAATTATATATTGAGTTTCAAATGTCTTCATCGTTGTGGTACCTGATGTTCTGGATTATCGAATTCTACTGTCTTACTACCTACTCTTTCAAGCTCCTCTTTTGCTTTCTTTCTGAGAGCTAGTCTCATTTTCTCTTGAATACTTAACAAAGCCATGTCTTGAGGATGAGGCTGTATGATCTCTTTTGGTTGTTTATTTTCCATTCGATCAATATTCAATCTCTCTTCAACTACTTCGTGTTCAACATCCTCAATCACTCTGGCTTGTTCTGATCTGAGAATTACTCCACCTATCTCATCGTCGGTCCTTCTACTCTTCTCCATCAGCTGATTCAGTTCGATCTTTTCTTCAAGAGTAAGTTTAGAGAGATCAATATTGGTCTTTGTAGTTCTTATGACGGTTGTATCCTCGTTGTTAATGATTAGTTTGAATGATTTACGATGCATTCCTAACAACTCTTCTTTTTGATGTAGAACTCCAAGACAATTCATTCTAGCAGCGTTATTCATCTCATCTTGCAACCATGGTTTACGATCGTTGTAGGGAGCTTGATATGTGAGTAATTCTTGGATCTCTCTATCGTACCGTTGAGTGTGAATTGAAACCACTTCTGATCTCTGTAGTTCATAATCCTGTTTAATGAGAGTATTTGCTTTGATAGAGATATCTTGAACAAATCGAGGAGCATATACTCTTTTTGTGTTTGGATTAATCTCATCTTCAAGAAGTGTTTTACAACTATCGATACTCATTCCAGACTTGATCTGATCGATCATTCTGTAGACTAGTCGCTCCATGTTACCTGCTACTCCTCCTTGACCTTTCTTCTCAATTTCCTCCTTTGTTGGTCTATTTTTTGGATCAACCATCTTTGGATCTTTGATTGCTTCTCTACCTTTTCGTCTTGGTTTTTTAGCTCTTCCTCGATTATCTTTTTTTTGAACCATAGACCATTCTTTTTGTCCTGAAGTTATGGTTTGAGGAGTAAGTTTAAGGTTTGGACTATAATCTACACAACTACCATTAACTCTTCCTTTAACAATCCTTAAATCTCCGAATTTCACCATTATCGATGATCTATTTGGAGGTAATTGTTTACTAAACTTGGTCCACATCTGATTTTTTATTATTCCATTTCTGAGGCCACTTTGCTTTGAAGATCATCTTGGTACTGTTATTATCAATCCAATCTCTTAAACTTGTATAACCTATAGATAGCCATAGAAGTGGTCCAATCAACAACCACATCAATCCTACTAAACAATCAGAGAGTGTCATTCCACCTCTCTCAGTCATAGCTACATGAGCTCCAATTAACGTAGAGACTAATCCGACTATGAACCAAACTATAATACTTATTATCCACCACATGCTATTTATTTTATTTAATATTTATATAAACATAAAATCTGGATTATTATCAATCAGTAATTCTCGTACAGCCATCACAAGTGTATCAATAGCTTCATCGTGATTACCACTTGGGAAAGATCCTAACAAATCTAAGAAGTGTTCCACGTACTGACCTTGAATCAGTCGAACTCTCCTTGATTCTAAGGTTGGTGCGATAGAATGAGCTCTTGTCACTTTATCTTTTTCAGGATTCTCAGCTTCGATCACATTCAGTGAAGTGACTGAACGTAGTTGTTGTACTATACTCTTTCCACTTGCCTTAGGTTCAATGAAAATTTTACTTAGGTGAGTGTACTGATATCCATTGGTGTGAATTATGATGTTTTTACACAGTTCTGGGAACTCTAACCATTTTTCTGTGAAATCCAACACATAAAGGAAATTGTCTTGTACAAAACACGTTAAAATACCTGTTGGATCATTTTCTGTTTTAGCTGTGTATGCTGAGTCAATAAAGAAGTGGATTGGACTCTGTTCTGTTTTTCTTAGAATCATCTCAGGTAGTAGTATATCGAACCATGTACGCTTTATGATTCCACCTTCGTCTGGACTTGGTCGTTGCTCGTACTGTCCAGTGTAACCTCTCAACCCAAGAGTCTTTCTAAACCCACTCAAGATCATCGCTGAGAGTCGAGTAGGATCGAGTAGTCCGTTTGTGTACTTTTCTTTTAATTCAATAGGTTTGACTATGTCGGACACTTCTGCAGGTAGACATATATGTCTGTACTGTTCAGGATTAGTTGCAAGTAAGAATCCAGTCAGATCGTTCTCATGTAGTCGTTGCATGATGATAATTCTTATCCCAAGGTTGATAGGTGTGAGTCGATTGTACAGCGCTCGAGTGTAGTATTCTATTACTACTTTTCTACTGAGCTCACTCTCTGATGTCTTGGGATTCTGGGGATCGTCGACGATACAGTTGTGAACTAAAACTCCATCGATATAGTAGTTGTTGTTGTCTTTGACTTCTAAATTGTACACTTCTAAATTCTCAACTTCCTTGAAAGATATTGATCGAATCTTTTGACTCTCTGTTTCGCTACCTCTCTTTAATAGTACGCTACCGTTCTTTGGAACCTTACTGGCTTCTACCCAACCCTTATCAACTACATAAATGGGATGCTCACTTGTACATATCAGTCGTCTGGTAGTAGTTTGAATAGTGTACAGTCGTCCAATGTAGTTCGATTTAAGATAGTGTACTATTGGTTTGAATTCTCCAACTCTACTCTTCTCATTGAAAGAAAGTATCGGTACTTGTAATTGTCTCTCTACAACATCAGCTATGTCGAGCTCTCCTGTACTTGTAGAGATCATTTGTCCTTTAGGAAAGCAAACTGTACCTTTGTGTCCAGTTATATTGCTTCCAGTCGTCTTCGACAGTCTGAACCCACCTTTGTCATTCATAAAGTAACTTTTGCTATCAGCGTCGCCTCTGATTTGAAATAGGTGTCCGAACAACTCTTGATACTCGTCGCTCTTGATTATATCCTTTGAATACTGTGCGTTTAGAAGCGACAGATCCTCATCGAACGAGATAGAGATCATCGGTAGCGACGGTTGTTTTATCCACATCCATGCTAGGAGCGACACTGATGTGATGAGTGATTTAGAAGTACGTGGGGGGATGTTGACGATTAGGTCGGTAGTCCTTTCCTCTTTTCTAATGACCCTTTCTATCTCAACTTGGTATAAATCACATAGATACCTGATGTGGAAGGTGTCTTCAAACTTCTCATTTGGGAACAATAAAAAAAACGACCATTTGAAAAATTCAAAATACGAATCCGTGAATATCAATCGTTTAAGTTCCAACTCCAGGTCTCTGTCTATAGAATTTCTAATTTGCTTACTCTTTGCCACAATTCACCAACTTTTCCTTAACAAACATTAACGATCTTCAATAAACATTAATACAATTCTCTCCTCAACTCTCTCAATATCAACTCTTTAACTTAGCTCTCTACACTCTTAGCTTCAAACTCATCAGTTCTTACACACTCTCGATCAATCTTCTCTCCACAACTAAGACACTCAACATAGTTGTCTACGTTCTCAACAACCTCCCTATCAGCATCGATCACAACTCCTTTGAAGCTTCTGTCCTCAGTACCGTGACCAAATACTTCATAGTTTATTCTGAAGCCTTTGGTTGATTTGCAATGTGGACACTTTCTATGTTTCATTCCTGTTTGTTGTTTTTCTTTTTACACTTGTTTGAATATTCCATTCTTCAACCAACCATGCTAACCACATCCTCCTAGACTCTTATCGTGTATGATAGAAGGTGTGTAATTTTGTGTAGTAGGATCAAACACATGATTGCCAGCACTTCCCGATCTCTTCCCACAACCTGGACAACATATTATTAATTGTTGAATTTGTTCTCCTGTTTGAGAATGTCTACTGAGAACCATGATTGCGTCACCTTTCTCTTTTACGAGATCAATATCCTCGATGAGATTTAGTTTAATCTCTTCCATTGTCATTTTTTCTTTTTCAATAATGATTCAAATGTTCTTGAAGTACCTTATTAGATAATAGTGACTTTGGTAGCGCTCTGTTGTCTGAATTACAGACTACAAAACCTTCTTCACTTCTCCAAATGCGAACGTATTTCATTCCCCAGTTATCCATTTTCTCAAGAGAGAACATTCTCCATTCACCTACTCCTCCTGACTCTTCAAAGTATCTCTGAATGAGTGTTTTTATTTCTTCTTCTGTATGGAAGAATTTTTGAAGATATTTCTTTAATGTTTCGAGATCTTGATGATTTTTCTTTTCAAAGCGATATCCTACACAGAAGTCTCTTGTGTCTATACTGAATACATTGTATTTCGGATCAGACCATTCAATCTCTTGGAATTTTACCCATTCATTTTTATCTTCCATAATTTCTTAATTCATTAAGATTCGATTAGTAAGACAAGAGTTGATGAATAATCTTGTTGTTTCCATAACTGTCTCTACCAATGATGTTTTGGCTTCTACTATCGAGATTGCTGTTTCCACTTCTTCTTTAGTTAAGAATGCGAAATCGTGTTGTAGTTGTCGTGTTTTTACGTTATTCTCCATAATCGATTTTTATTTCTTGTTGATTTTCTTTTTCCAGAAGATTAATTTATTTAGTCGAGAGAGCTTGAAGATGCGATGACTACAGGCGTGATCAAAGCATCTTTTACTGATAGAGTTTTCGCCACTAAATAGACAATCACTACAACCTAATTTATGTGTGTAATTGTCTACTGCTTTTACAATTTGTCCTTCAGATATGAAGCGTTTTCCTGAGGGATAATCTTTAAATGTTCTCATTTTTATTATTTTATTGATTTGTGGAAGTTGAAATAAATAATACCAATTTTCTCTTCGACTGACATTACGTCATAGTGATGTGGGAAGAGATCTTGTAACCAATTTCTCATAGCTACTACTTCGCTTACTGTGATCTTTGCCCACCAATTTATCATTTCAATATCTTTCATGTTGTCGTTTTCTTTTTAATCAAGTTCGAATATACCTTTATTGTACATAAAAGCTACTCTTCTGCCGTCAATATGCCACCAGAGCGAAATAGTTTTAGTTGTGGTACTTTGGATGAATCCTTGCTTGGTCCAATACTCTGGACCGAGATTACTCTCTATCTTTTTGATCTTTTCTGTTTCAATACTGAGTCGACGAAGAGCTTCTTTGATCTCTTTGTATTCTTCTTGTTCCTGTTTGTTACAAACTAATTCCCAATCTGAGAAGAAAACTTCGATAGGGTATGAGACAAGACAATTCTTGTATTGACCTTTTGGATCATAGATGAGAATTATTCCTTCTGAAGTAGTAGTATTTACAACTCTCTCTAATAAGCAACCTAGCTGTCCAACACAGACCTCTTCAAGATAATTTATCTTATCTCTGATGTTGAGAGTTAAATTTGATATAATAATATTTGAGTTGCTATACTTTTCTTTAAACTCGATTCTTTTCATTTTCTTTCGATTTTTACTGGATTATAACGAGTATCTCCACTTCTTCAACAAGAATGAGTGATTGTCTTTCGACTTCAAGTTTGATCCCTGAATACTTGTTGAATAGCACGAAATCTCCTTCTTTCACTTCGGTTGTTTTCACTCCACAAGACATAACTTGTCCTGTGATTATTTTCTGAGAATTGTCGTCCGGAAGAATTAATCCACTTTCTGATTTTCTTTCAGCTAATTCAATTGCTTTGAGAGTTACTCTCGATCCGATTGGTTTTATCATTTTTGTTTCTTTTTAGATTTTCTTTTTGATTTATTTTTAGCACAAGTTTGAAGATGTTTCTTGTACGATTTAATTCTCTCGAAGTCAGATTTTCTTTCTTCTCGAGTCCGTTGATCTTCTCGGAAATTATATGGAATTATCATAGCGATTTTCTTTAAAAAGTATAATCTTTATCTATTTCTTTTTCTCTCTTTGTTTTCGGTTTACTTTCGAGAAATTCCTCTATTTCTTTCGAGTAGAGTTCTTTTCTTGGTAAACTTCGTTCTTTTGTTGCGATTAACGTTCGGAGCCTACTCTGTTTTGAGTTCTCCGAGCCCTGCAAATTTGCGGAAGTCTGCTTCAAATTTTTCATAATCTAATAAGAATTTTATTCCTTCTTTCGAGTGCCATTATTATAAGTTTCTTTAATCCGTTCGAATTCAGTTGAAAGCAAACCGTTACTAATAGTTTTGTTTTAATCTAATCTGTATTTAGTAATCGTTATATAAGTAGTATCACTATGTAGATTCAATTCATGTGATAGATACTTTACATCGTGAATAAGTTTATGTTGTAGATCGCCTGAGTATGTAGTATATATCGTATCTTGTATTTTATTTAACAGTGTCTGTTCATCCTGAGGCATATATATTTGTGTAACATCAAGAACCAATTTAGAAGGACACTGATTAATAACCCATTCATTATTAATATATTCACATATATCTATTGTTTCAATAGAATGCACTTTCCATGTTGATGTAATGAATTGATCGTCAGTACACGAAATTAACAACATAAGTATTTCAACAATGTAAATAAGTTTTTTCATTTTATTCAAAATCAGAAATTGGTGTTATTAATAGTTTACTTCTTTATATATTCAATGAACCAGTAGATGAGTTGCTTCCAGTATGGAATATAGGTTCTGTTTAACTTTTGAATCTCTTTATAATTTTTCTTCCAATCAACTTTGAATCCAAGATGTTTATCGTCAACATAGATGTCGGCAAACACTTTACGAGTATCAAGTCCTTTATGGAAGGCTAAATTCTCTGGATTCTGTTGATTGATAACGTGATACTTCACATTATTAATCTTGAGAAACTTTTCACATGCACTACATTTGATACCTGAACGACAAGTCCAAATTATGATATAGTGACCTTCACTATAAAGCTTTGCAAGAGTTTCTTTTGCTCCCGGTTTGAATTCTCCTATTTTAGGAAATTTATTTTCTACAATGGTTCCGTCGAAATCTACAGCAATGATCATATTAAAATTGAAGTGTTAATTGTTGATTCTCGATGATTCTGAGTTGAGATCTGTTCATTATGTGAAAAGATTTTGTGCTTTCGTTCGTTCTCACAATACAGAGTTTAATGTTGAGTAAAAAATCTTCTACTACTACTTTTTGTTTTGAGTGAAGCGTTCTGAGTCCTTGTTCTTGAAGTTGTTCTTCTGTAGCAGTTATTACTGCATATTGGATTAGTTTTGACATACTGATGATCTCGTTATACATGATAGAAAAATATAACAAGATGTGATAAAAGTTTTCACTTTCGATTCTGTAAATAATCTACCTGTAGATAATCTGTAATAAGCTCTAGCTCCTAAGAATGCTGTTTTAATCTTCATAATGTTGTCGATTTTTAAGAATAAATAATTGCGATTTGTTTGATGTTGGGAAAGTACTACCTTTATTTCTATTTAGCAACAAAAGTATGTTATTTTTTCGCTTTACTTAGTAAATAATCCAATCTACTTTGCTCTCGCACATCTAACTTGCTGATTTCGTACACCACATCGCGCTCAATGATGGTCGTTCTTTTATTGTTTATTTCAATAGTATTATCAACTTTATGAAGCCCTAAGAGCTTTTCTTTTAGTTTCAAAGCCTTCATTTTACCAGGAGTGTGACCCATGTCACTGAAATACTTATAAAGCTCCTCGTAAATCATAATGTGAGAAGGAATAATTAAATCAGCTTGTTGTGCTGTGATTTTTGCTGCTTCGTTCTTAGCTGAATTTAAAAGATTATGGCGAGAGTATTCTTTCGGTAGATCGTATTTATCAAGCAGATAATCTTCAATATCTCGAAAGGCTTCTCCTGCCAGCATTTTTTCTAATACTTCCGATATTATTCTTCTCCTTTGTTCTGCACTTTTAAAATACTCAACTTCGGCTTTAGACATTACTCATCTAAATTAATATAAATCAACTCTTTTTTAGCTCTCGTTATTGCAACAAACAAAAGATTCTTCTCTTGAACTTTTTCCCAATCTTTAGTTGCGAAAGGAGAAGGTATTGTTTTTGTTCCGTTGAATTTGTCGATTATGAATACGCGATCATTCTCAAGTCCTTTGCTTCGATGAATCGTCATCAGTCGTATTGCTTTTTTATCCTCTCTAAAGAGTTCTCTGATCGTTGCTGAGAGATTGCCAGGATCGTTCGATTGATGGATAATTAAGTGTAGAACTTCCACCTTATCAAGTAGAGCAAGGTATCTAGGATGAACAAGAGGATTATGAAATTTCAATTTGATTAACTCCTCTCTCAAAACTTCCTTTTGATCCTCAATGCGAAGTAGTGTTCGCTCCTTATCTGTTGTCTGAACTTTAGCTGCAAGATCAAGTAATCCGACCTCAATATCTTTACCGATCACTGTCGATTTGATTCCTTTTCTCAGCAAATAGAAGAATGCAAGTATGAGTGGAGCTGTTTTGCGACATAGCACCATATCTCCAGCTTTTGCTTCTTCGAGATCACCTTTCCGAACTATACCATCGATAGCTCCTTCAAAAGGTTGAATTGTATCAAATATTTTCTGAGCTTCAATAACAATATTTTTAGCACAACGATAACTAATTGATAGCGGTAATTCTGTTGTATTCGGTCTCTGTTTCAATTTATCAAAAGAATCTATGGAACTTCCCGAAAAAGAATATATGCTTTGTTTTGAGTCCCCTACAGCCACTAATCTTCCATTTGGTCTCAATATCTTTTCAATAAATGTTCTCTGAGCATTATTCAAATCCTGTGCCTCGTCCAAGAATACAAAATCAAATTGTTCATCAATAAGTCTGGTTGAGGTTGCAGGTAAATAGATCATGTCAGTAAAATCAATCATCTTCAAGTGTTTTTCTTGCTCATTGAGAAACTTCATAGCTTTATAAATAATCTCAGTAGTCCACTCTAAACCATAATGATCACACATTGTCGACAAATCTATAACGCTTGGTCGAGTCAATGTCATTCGAGCGTAATTGATAACATCGGAAGTTTGACCGCAAATTCTAAAATTAGCTTTGTTTTTATCTTCAGCTTTGAGATCATTTACTAATATTTTAAACCATTTATCGTTATCGATTTTTACTCCTCTATACTGCTTCATAATCATTCTACAACCAAGAGAGTGAAGTGTTGAAGCTTTTACATAATCAGGTACTCGAGATTTTAATTCGTTTACAATTGTGTTACTAAATGATAAAAATATACTTTTCTTCATTCGAGGAATTAGCTTCAAAGCCTCCAGAATCGTTGATGTTTTACCTGCACCTGCGGTTGCTTCAACACATATGTGATTCTGTGTAGTTTGAACTGCTTTAAAAATGTCGATTTGATATGGACTAAAGTTCATTTTGCGATTTTGTTTTGTTAGTTACGATTGATGTGATTTGTATATTGTTCTTGACAATCTTTTATATAAGACTCTACAGCAATATCAAGAAGCTCATCTATCTTTGAAAAATTTAACTTAAAGTGATTTCTTTGAGGAATTATTCCTCTTTTTTCAAAATCTATTAATCCAAGCTGCTTGAATTCAGCAAGAATATCTCGTTGTAATTTGAAATGAACTCCCCAACTCTTACTGATCTCTGGTCGAGTATATGTGAACCATTTGTCTTCAGGTAGAAGATTACTAGTCTCCAAATCTTCATATTTATCAAGTAAATCTGTTAAGGCAAAAGCTTTGGTTAATCCAAGATGATGAACAAGAGCTTTACTTAATCTATAAAAGCTATCTGGTGACAGAAAATGTACAGTTGCGTTAGCGCTCATTTTTATATTTTTTATGAAGAGAAAATAATAATTGATCTACCTCTACTCTATTAATTGTGTAGAATTGTTTTTGAGGAGAAATTCCTCTTAATTGAAAATCAATCAAGTTGAGATCTCTAAGTTCCTTGAGAACTTTTCTTTGAGCGTCTACTTGCATCTTCCACCTCTGAGACATATCTTCTCGTCTATAGAAAAACCATTTCTTTTCAATGAGTTGATTTGTTCTTTCGAAGAAATTGAATTTTACAATCAAATCGGTTAAGACTGCAGCTTTGGAGAATCCAAACTCTGCAACTAGATCATAGTTCAATTGCCAGTATCCATTTTGTTGCAGAAGTATCGTTGTACTATCCATTGTTAATTTTTTCGTAAAGATACTATCGATGTTTGAGAGAATAACTCTTTCGCTCCCTTCATAATTCAAAAAAGATTTTTAGTGTAGTTTAGTGGAGTTTTACATGGCGGTAATCACGGCATACGTGGCGGTAATCCCGCGATATAATAAAATAAGAGTTAATAAATAAGAATCAAGGAATAGAGTAATATTTCTTATTCATTACATTCATAAGAAATAAATTGCGAACTGCGTTCGCTCCTTAATTTTAAAAACTACACACTACCGTTTGTTTCTCCTCTTTGATTTATAAGTATTCATCTTACCTGGCATTGATTTTCTGTCGTAGGATTTAGGTTCTTCAACAATACGACATTCTCCAACCATATCATAATTATGTAACTCAAAGATTTCTGGTCTACGATTTGATTGTATCTCCATCTCTTTTATCTCATTGTTGAAATCAGGAACTTCAAGAGGAGGTCTGTAGTTTGGTGAATTAATAACTACTACTTCGATTCCTTCTTTATGAGCTTTCCCGATTGCTTCAAAAAGTTGAGACTTTCCATCAATTCTACCACTACTACATAGTATTACTTTTGGATTATGACCAATAATACCAATTGCTCTATGATTATCAATCAAATCGTTAGCGTTTTGATCTGAAGCAAAATAATCTTGTTTGAATCGATTATACCAATACTCTTTTGCTTGTTGAGATTTAGCACCAGTCTCAAATGACACAATAATACTATCTTCAATTCCAGCAAATGTCATATCTCTATAAAACAGTTTTGCTCCTATTTTTATGTTTTCGTTCAAATCATAATTAACTGAAGCAATTGCTGCTTTGCGAGGATCTATATTTTTAGAGTGTTCACATTCACTACATTCTGGACTGAGGACTCCGTTAGGATCTACATCTATACATGTAAATTCTCCATGAGGACATTTGAAAGGGATATTTGATTGCATGATTACCAAAGTTTAAGTGACATTCCTGTCGGTTTACGTAAATTACAAAGTGTTTTGATTTTGCCAGATGTATATTTTTTTACTCGATTTTCTGCACTCTTCCAATGTAGAGCTTCAAAATAGATATTACGAGAATCAACGTTGATTGATTTGCGTTCATGGTCTTCGATTACGTAGTCTTTCTCACTAGTTATCACCATTTGAGCAGTTCCTTTCTCAACTTCTTTTTCAATCACCTCAGCAACCACTTCTGTCTCAGGATTGTAGAACCATAGTTTTAAACCTGGTGTACGGAGAAATGTATCAATCAACTTGTATTCCATTTTCTCTTGTTCTACATGCTCCATTTGGTTGAGAACAACGTGATTCTGATCTGTTTTATCGTTTAGTATATTCATTTCAGTATTTCTTTAAGTTTATCAAGTTGTTGTAAAAGAGTTTCTTGAGTGTTAGCTGAAGTCAATCCCATGATTGTTCCTTCAAGATGTCTGAGAGCGTTAATCATTTCGTTATACTCTTCAGTAGTTTGAACGAAAAACTGAGCTTCGTAAGTATCTGTTTGTTTAGATGGAACCTTACTTGATTTAATTTCGAATAAACCTTCTTCACATATTTTTTTTACAAAAAGCTGAGATATATAACGCTTTCTCATGTTTTCCAATTTCTCTTCACTGAGTAAGTGAGATTCTGCGAATTGGCAAGTAATTTCGTATGAAACCTTGAGATCTTTCATAATATCATCCTTCGTATGAATAAGTTTTGGGAATAATGACTTCTTCAATCTTTAACTCTTCTTTAGGCTCGAAGATAACTTTCTTTAACGTTTTCGTTTTTACCGTAACCATTGTTCCTTCAGGGAATTCGAGTTCTTGAGAGCTTCCGTTAGGAAGATTGAGTTCTATTCTTACAGTTTTCATATGTGATTAAGTATTAATTATTGTTCCCAATTTGGTGATGTATTAAAATCTGATTCTGTGAATTCTAGTCCCCACTCTAAACCTTTATTGACATAGTCTAAAGGAGTAGCGAAGTTGTACCATAGAAAGTTACCATTATCTCGATATCTAGTTGCACCTAACCAATCAAATTGTGTTATTGATCCAATTTTTTGTGCTTTCTCAGCTATATGATTCTCAATGAAACCTCCTGCGTAATCTTTTAATGATAGTTGCTTATGCCACATTTCTACATTAAAGCCAACAAATTCAGTTCGTAGATTCCAATTAAAGGCTACATCTGAATTCCCAACAGTTGTGTCGAAAGGAATGTTTTCCCACGAAGTGATTGGTAAGAATCTTCGCGATATTTTGATGAGTTGTTCTGCTCCGATATTTTTTGCAAACTCCAGTCCTACGATGTAGGAATTCAAGTCGCCTAAGAAATGTCCCATTCGGGAATGGTTAGAGTAAAGCTCAATACGTTGCTGTTTACAGAGATCGCGAAGACCAATATTATTACTCATGTCGTCGTAGATCAATATCGAGGAATCAGGAGAGAAACGTCGAGCTGATTCTATTTGTAAGGCAATATAAGCAGGTGAACCAAATGTGGAAATTACTATTGCTTTCTTCATAATTTTATTAAAAACGAGATTTTAATACTTTGGTTTCTTTTCCTTTTCTGAAAATAATGACACTTTTTAGTCGCCAATCTCTAGGATCGTCACTTTTAAAGTGATTAAGAGTTAATTCGCTAATAACAATAGAGATATCTTGATACTCTCTCTTCAAATCTCCTATACTTAAATAGGTAACGTCGGTCTGTACTGTTAACATGATGCTATTCTTTCGCTTCAGGAGTTACACCCATTTGTTGACGACAACGTTGAATTTCACTGTAATAAGCTTTCTCAAAACCTGCATCAATAAGTTGTTCGTTGAGTTCTTTTGGTTTGATATTGTTTTTGAGACGGATTAAGCGACGCATCAGATCAGATTTGGTCATTTCTTTACCGTTAGCGTCAGTATAGATTTTTTTCTCATGTTTGCTGGATTTCTTCACAGCTTTCGCTTTCTTTTCTTTTTTTACCGGAACAAAAGCTACTTCTTCGATCAAAGGATCTTGAGTGTTTTCAATGGTTTGAAGAGCATCGTATTCTTCTTGCGATTGAGGACCGTCGTTTTCAGGTAGAAAAAATAACTCCGGCAGATCTTCTGATTGGAAAGGTTCTTCTTCAACATAAACTTCTTTAGGCGACTCGATCACAGCTTTATTTAAAGCTACTTCAAGTTCTACTACTTTTGTAGCTTTTTTCGCAAGAATTAAATCAATATCTATGTGACGTTTTTTAAGGAGAGAAATAGCGTACTCAAGCTCTTCGCCTTCGAATTTACCAAGCTGAACTCTGACTGTTAACGCTGATGTGCCGATTTTTGAAATCTTTTTTTGATCTTCATTGGTTAGTGACATAATGCTGACTTACCGTGATGTCGAGGGCTGAGTATTTATTTAAAGAATTTATTGATTACTGTGTAGGATAATCCGTCTACGAGATACTGAAAATTTTCCGATCTCTTAATGGATTGAGGATTTTTGATTAAATCTACATGAGTTGATTGATGCAGATTTTTATCTACGAATTCAGCTACTTCATCGAACAGTACCGAAGGTAGTGTTCCTGAATGAGTGGATTGTGCTTCTATGACTTTGGTGAGGTTCATTTGTTGAGAGTTTCAGCGGTTAATTTATCGAGTTTAGTGCAAATTACATCGAACATTGAAAATCCACATGAACCATAAAGATAGCATTGAGTATCGATCAATTTCTTAGATGTTAAATAAGCTCTATAATTTAATTCTGTTGCTCCTAAGTATTCAAGAATTTCACTTTCAATTGAACCATTAACTACGGTAATCAGTGTCGTTTTCATAATCTTCTGTTTTTAATTACACTGCGAAGATACCCCTACCCACAACGCGAAACAACAAAAGTATGTAGTATTTCTCCGACCCATGCGATCTTTTATGATCTATTAAGGATTCATGCTGAATTCCTAGCGAAGAATCTTTAAATACCTGACGATCCAGTTTCTTTTAGAAGATTGAATCAAGATGTTGGTTCCGTAATCAAGAAGTTTATAGTGAGTAGTTTCATCGATTTCAATTCTACCTACATTCTGATTAACGAATTCTGACTTATCTGAGGCGAGACGAAGAAGTTTGTCGTGAACATAGAGAGGTATCTGTAGGAATTCAAGATCAGATAACTGATGAACTCTTTCAGCGATTAGAAGTAATCCTCCGAGATTCTCATAAACCTCACAAAGATATTGTTGATTCTCTTCTCCGTTGATTAGATCTAAGGTGGTTTGTTCCCAAGTCAGGGCTTCACTATAATTAGAAGCTACTCCAGCGATAAATCTTCTCCATGAGAAGAAGATAGGAATCTTTACTGCAACTTTAGAGAACATAAAACAAATACGAGTGCTACCGATTTTAATTTTCATAGTTATTTATGATATTTTATTGGACACAACATTGAATTAAAACAAATCCCCAATTTAATGCCTAAATGTTCTTTATTGGTGCAATTTACTCCGACGAAAACATTCTTGTAAAATGTTTGAAATCCTATTCCATAATTGAGTTTCCAATCACCAAAATCATAGATATACAAACCTATGACTCCATATCCAATGAAGCCAACTTTATTAATTACAATTCCTCTACCTACTTCAGCGTTTGCTAGAAATGTTTTACTATCGAATAAAGGCATTGTAGCTTGTAGTCCAGAATATGAATAGTCAGGATTTAGTTGCGATACATTTAAAGAAATAGTTTTGTTCTGAGTATATTTTGCTCCAAAAAATTGCGTCACACATTGAGAGTAACTTAATATTGAAACAAAAAGAAGTACAATTGATAATTTTAGTGTTCTCATAATGATTTTTGTTTATATTTAAAATAAAGTTTATCTTCGAGAATTTCTTGCGACTCTAGTCCACTTCCAGCACTCAGAGTAGTTTGATTGTTTTTAATTTTATAGGTGCTGCAATAACACTTCTTATTTATGATTTTATAAGCTGTATACAATACTCCTTCATCATTTTGTTTCACTGTCCGCAGTCCAACGTAGTCATAAGAGTGCACAATAATTTTCTCAACTTCATTTTCAGTGTTGATCAATGTGAGATCTTTCTTGAGGAGGAGTACTGAATACGATATCATTTGAATTTTGTTACTTTTTTGGAAAGATATATGAGGAGAGTGTCAACTGATTCAAAAAGATTGTTGAGAGTAATATTGTCTATAAAAAGTCTTTCGTCTTTTTCACTTTTAGTTGGTACTTCAACTTCAAACAAAAGGATGTGTTCATCATGTGACTGTCTTTTGCCTATAATTTTACACTCAAAGATCCTATTTGCAATTAAGCAAAATCTATTTTCTCCTAAATGAGGTATTGAACATTTAGTAAAGTTTGCAGGCATAACTTCAACTTTCTCTTTTGGATAACGAAGAGGGCGGCAATCGTCAGATTTGCGAGAATCATTATAAGCTTTAAGATCTGCACGATATTGCTCGACAATCAGTTCAGCAAGGTGAGAATATGATGGAATATGAGCATTACTGAAATAATCAATTTTATACTTCATTCCAGATTTTTCTCCCTCTGAGAACATTAAACCTTTTTCTCTAAGCACTTTACCAATAGCTGTAGAATATCTGCGATCGACACTATATTCCTCACATAGTTTACTGATAGGATAATCTTTTGCGTTTACCCAATGATCTTTAGCGAGAGTGAAAATTTTACTCACTACATTAGTGAGATTAGTTTGAAGCTGTTCATTGATTTTAGCCATGATGATTTATTTAAGATTATTAATAAGATCCACCAAAAGATGTATCGAAATTACACCAAATAACAACAATAGCAATAAGTATGCTAATTACTACTATTATAAAAGGAATAAAGGATTTGTCAATTTTGAGCGTTTTCATAAGATGATTTTTAAAGTGAATTGTTTTAAGACGTCGGAAAGATACAACCTACTTACCTACAAAGCAACAGAAATATGTTTCATTTTTGAATTATTTTTCATAAGTACATAAAGAGAGGGTGAGACTGCGTTTTATAGCAATACTCACCCTCTTCAATTCAGAGTTGATTAATTCAATGAGACAAGGTGTTGATTGATTTGTTTACGTACACGTTGCACTTCAGATGGATAAGCTTGATGAAATCCTTTCTTCGTCAATTTTACATTAATGTCGTGAAGATTGATTTCCATTTTTGCAAGCATCAATTTACGCATGCAATCTGATTTTGTATCAGATTTGTCGAATGATTTGGCAGCTTTATTTTCAACTGTCAAAACTTTAGCTTGAGGAGCGATCTTTACTTGAAGAGTAGCTACATCAATTCCTTTCTCTAGTAAGAACTTCTTAACAATAGGAAGTTCTTTTTTTGCCATTTCGTCTTTCTTGTACTGTTTGCACAATTGATCGACTTCCATTTTTGCAACTTTGTTGTTGCTCGATTGTTTAGTTGTCATACGATTCTCGCTTGACCGTGATGCGATAGGGCTGAAATTGTTAAATTGTTATTTGATAATTGATAATTGATACATAGGAAAGATACTTATGTTATACAGAAAGTGTAGCGTTTAGGTAGTAATTACATAACTATTTCTAAGAATTATATAACAATATGGGTCGATATCGCGGATAAAACAGAAAAGTCCCACTTCACAGTGAGACTTCCCTTAATCTAAAAAAATTTAAACCCATGAAAAATCTAATTCTTATTGTTTCTATTTTTACTGTTAAAGTAACGCTGATCTTTTCCACTCAAGGTTGGTAGAACTTCTGTTTTAAAGTGTTTTTTACTCCTTATTGTACGTTCAGCTTTAATTTGCTCTTTTGTCATCTTAGTACCGATTCTAAAGGTTTCTATTACCGGTGCATCGTAAATGTTCTCAACTGTAAGAACTTCTCCACAATCACACTTATGTGTAGCAGTTTCTAATTCAGAGGTCCAAACGTAGCGTTTTGTTATCAGACCGCATTTAGTACATTTATACTCTTGGCGGTACATTGAGTCGTTAGCCATGTTAATCAGAAATGTATTCGTCTGTTTGTGTTACTTTTTCAGCTCTTAGAATTTCGCAACGATCGAAAGTTACTATGAGAGTTTGATACGGATCGAAGACTTTGGCTACTGACTGCATCGATAAGTGAGAAACGAATTCGAAATCCTTCAGTTTTTGATCAAACCAAGCTTGAAATTTTTCTTCAAGTTGTTCCTGTTCTGTTGCTTCTAAAGGAGAGATATTTGAACTTGAGTTCAAAAACTCGTGTAATAAATTAATCGGCTTCATATTTATTTAAAAATTTAGTTTACAATAACGAGCTAAATGTACTGCGTCTACAAGACCGTCATGTGGTACATGAGCTCTGGTTCCAAATGTGAGCTTTAAATTAGGGAAAAGTCTCTTAATCGCAACCAAAGCCATCGCTTTGGTATCAATATCTCCGCGTCGTCCAACAGCTTGTTGCTTTACTGATGCAGGTTTACGAATTTCACTAACTCCTTCAAAAGCATCTTTCTGCCATTTTTTAGGCATCACTTTAGTGTACGGTAATCCGTAAGCACAAATTATGCCTTCAAAAATTCCTAATCCTCGTCCGAAATCAAACGTACCACCTGCAGAACTGCCGTAGATTGCATGAATGTCCTCTGTTACAATATGAACATCATATTGATCTGTATCAGTGTATTTGAGAAGTTCGTTTGCAATGAAGTGAATATCGTATTCAGTTTTGTTAACTACTGGCATTACAACAGGCTCTTGAAGGATGTCGTCGTGATAGATCGCGATCGCTCCTTTCTTCCCCAAATCGATACCAATTCTTACTTTAATCATTATTTCTTTTTAATTATTAAGTGTTTTGTTAACTCTCTCATGTCTTCAAGGTGAAGTTGAGTCGCTTCGAGCTTACCTTTCAAAAGGTTCTCGTTCTCTGTTTTGATATTCATTTCTGAACCTAGATTAGTGAAGGCTTTAACTAATTCATCTGCCATTCTAATTGGTAACACTAAGAAAGGTTTGATAGTTTGTAAAACTTCTTCTTCTTGAAGAGTGACAACTATTATAGTCTGATCTTCAGAATTATACGAATACCCTTCTCTGACCATACTGTTACGAGATCCTCCTAAGAGGTAAATGAACGCTTTATTATTAGCGTAGTCGCGTTGAATTGATATTTCCATATTTATTTTATCGTGATAATAATCTGTATCGTAAAAGCTTCCATCTGGACGCATTTTATCGTCGTCATCGTCGCAATCTGGATAATTTCTGCTCATTACTGTATTATTATTGTTACTCCGTTTTCTTTTCTCATTATAACTGTATGCTCTTTCAGGGCGTTAATCTCATTTTGGGATACGACGCAAACTGTCTTATCTAAATTCTGAAGAGAATCAATGATAGATTCTAATCCCATAGTATCAACTTGATCAAGTATCTCATCGCACACAAGTAAATTCAGACCTTTTTGATGAGGACAGTTTAAATTAATCAACTCTTGGAGAGCCAAAATACAACAAATATCCACACGTCCACGCTCTCCTCCTGAGAATTTACCGTAACTACCAGCATCAAATCCATCTCTCAATACAGTAGTATCGATTTTCTCTTTCACTTTACCAGTAGAGAGTAACTTATAGCCTTCAATGTTGATAGCTAAATTTGTTCCCATTGATTGTAAGAAGAGATTTGTGTAGTCAGCTACATTCTTGATAGATTGATTAGCTACGTGTGATTTGAAGTTCTTGAAGTTAGTTTCCCAAGCTTTAGTTGCTTCAATTTCTTTTTCTTTTTTCTCAAGAGCAAGTTTGACTTTATCTTCTTCTTTGAAAGCTTCTTCAATCTTTTTGTTTAATTCGTTGATCTCAGTTTTGAAATCATCCTTACCGATATTGTTTAGTTCCTGAGTTAAAGTCTGCAGCTTAATTTCGTTTTGTTCTACAGTTTTTTTGGCTGAGTCGAATGAAACTTGCATTCGCATAACATTCTGTTGTAAGAACTGATGATCTGAATTGATTTTATTCTTTTCAGTGAGATAAGTTCCAATCAACTGTTGAGAAATGTTCGCTTCTTCATTTACTTGCTCAATTTGCTTTTTGATTGCTTCTTGAGCTTTGAGTACGTCACCATTGATATCGTGCTTTTGCTGAGGAATAGTGACGTTTTGAGTATTCTTTAATTCAACCAATTGTACTTTAAATGTAGCAATGTCTTCGATCAATCCTGGAAGTAATTCTTTAGCTTCAGTGACATTGAACTCTTTATTGCGCAAAGAGAATTTATGTTGACATTTTGGGCATTCAATGACATCTTCAAGTTTTTTTGAGACTTCACTTTCAAACTTCTCAAAATCTTCAATTGCTGCTACTGTTTCATTGATGCTAGCAAGAGTGACTCCTTCAAGTTGTCGAGTAGTTTCAATACGATCTGTAAATTGATTAGCTACTGCAGCATGTTGTGCTGTGAGTGTAGATTTTTTTTCAATACGTGGATTTGCTGATAGACGCTCTTTATCAATCTTTTCATCGATAACTTTAGTTTTAACTTCAAGATCAAAGTCAGTGACTGCTTTTTTAGCTTCGTTGAGTTTTTCAGTCATATCAAGGTAAGTGATCTTAGCTTCTGTAGAAGTAGCCATAAACTCACCTATTTCTGATTGTTTAGTTTCTTTAAGAATCTGAATCACTTCAGGATCAAGTCTTTCTTCAATCTCAACTAACTGTCCAGCGTATACTTCTGCTTTCGCTACCCATCCAGCTTGATCTTTACCGAATTGAATCTTTTCGTTCTCAAGTTTATCAACATCTGTTTTGATAGATGGAAAGACTGAGTCAATGTTATCGGCTCCTGAGAATCGATTTATGATTTCCTTTTTCTTTGTGTCGCTTACTTTGAGGAATGGATTGTAATTATCTGAAGTTATGAGGAAAAAATTGAAGAAGTCTTCTTTTGAGAGACCGATTTCCTCAAAGATGAATTTATTGTACTCGTTGATGTCTGATTTCTTGATCTCGGTTGTCCCTAGCCAAATCTTACACTCTGCTGATTTAGTGTTGGAATAAAATTTACGCCAAATACGTAGATCTTTATTTGTAGCTGTGTTCTCCAGAGTTAATTCTACTTCTCCGGAATCTTGATCGTTTGTGATCAGTTCTTTAGTCTTAACGTCGCGAATTGAAGTTCCTATGAAAGCGAGTGCCAATGATTCAATGAAAGCTGATTTCCCTGATCCATTCCCGCGCTGTTGGGGGTCGTCACAATTGAGACCTATAATTATAACAGCTTCTCCTTGACGAAAGCGATAAGTACTGTTTCTGTGAGAAATGATGTTAGTGATTTGTAGCGATTTTGGTCTATACATGGCGATTTTTATTTATACGATTTGATTGAAGTATTTTAATCCCTCTTTATGATTAAGTTTGTTTTTCTTACAGAAGACTTCGAATTCCTCAGTAAGTGTTTTGCTATCAAAAGCTTCACATCTGGTTTCAAGCTCTTCGATATCAATTTTTTCTTGTTCAAGTTGAACACTGATACCAATCTCACGTAGAGAGTTTGAATTAAACGCTTTTAAATCTTTCTCTGCACCTTTCAGAATAACTCTGATATGATCTTGAGAATTTTGCTTTTCTTTCTTCAGATCGTCGATATCTTTAGTTGTCATCGATTTTACATCCACTTCGTACTTCAAGTACTGTGGAAAAGTAAATGGAACCAGTTCTGTGCTGAGATCATCATAGATAACTGTAGCGCCTTTCTGAGTTCCTTCTCCGAAGTTATGCTGCATTGCTGCACCAATGTATTCGATATGATCAAATTGCTGTGGGTCATGATAGTGGCCAACGAGAACTAAATCGTACTTACTGAACAAGTTAGAGTTGATTGAGCTCTCAATCTTGGTGCCATTGTTCATTACTGCTCCAGTACATCCAATATGAGTGAGAAGAATGTTTCTTTCAGCAAATCCATCTACTTTATCTTTTTCTTGAAGCATCTTAATGTATTGTTCGTCGCTGAAGTATGAAGCATAGTTAATACCAACATTGCCAGATGAAAGTGAGTTAGCAGGTTTTGTAAAACGAGCTCCGCAAAAGCGATATAAATTTAAAGCAATGTGGTCTTGGAATGGATCAAGAAATGAATCAACTTCACTGTAGGAGACCTTATCGTGGTTGCCTACAACACAATTCAATGTTATCTCTCGATCATGTAAATTGTTAAGAATTTCTCTGAATGCTGTAAGAACAGCTTGAGATTGTGATTTGCGACTTTGAAAAATATCTCCAAGATGTTCGATCTGATTTAATCCCAAACTATTAGCTAACATGGTAGCTTGTTCGAAGATCGATTTATTTAACTCAATAGTTGAATCTGAGAGGTGAGTGTCGGTGATTACGACAGCGATTGGTTTTTTCATTTTACGATTTTATTTCTTTACGATTTTTAGAATTTCTTTGATGTCTTCATGTATTTCGTCTACGTGCTCATGGATCTTAACATCGTTCTCATAGGTGGCTTCAGCTAATATCTCTGAATGTCTACTCTGAAGATTTTGTCCAACCATGATAACTGGAAGGAGAACTAACTGGAGAAATGTTTGAGCTACCCATGCAACAATCACTAAGGGATCTTTAGACATAACTGCTGCTGGTAAACTAATTAACGAAAGAATACAGAAGATAATAGCGCATCCAATAGTTCCAACTCTTTCAGTGATAAATTTCGAGACTTTTTCGCCTTTCGTTAATGTGTTTGCTTGCATTTGATTAATGTTTGTACCCATTTACGATTGCTTTAGATTAATGCGCTTTAAAATAAGGCAGCACAGCTTTCTACACTGCCTTATTCAACTCTGTAAACTTACTCTTTTTCTTCTTAATCCAAAGCTACCTCTTTCGAGAATTTGAATTTTGCTAAATTCTTAGCTGGAACAGCTACTGGAGCTCCTGTTTTAGGATTACGACCAGTACGTGCTTCACGAACTTTTACTTTGAATACTCCGAAGCCTTTCAAACCTACTTCGTCACCGGTATTTAATGTTTCTACAATTGTTTCAGTTACTGCGTCTAACGCTGACTGAGATTGTGCGATTGTCAAACCTGACTTTTTCGCGATTGATTTTACTAATTCTGCTTTATTCATTTTGTTGTTTTGCGCTCTTGTGAGCTGGTTGATTATTTTGTTAATTCTGCGATCAAGTCAACGACTTGTTGAATTGTCTCAATTCCTTCTACTTGTTCATCTAAGATTGAAAGACCAAATTCTCCTTCGATATCTATAATGAACTCAATCTCGTCAAGAGAATCGAAACATAAATCTTTTCTCAAGTTGCATTCAGGAGTGATTTCAGATTCATCAAATCCAAGACGATCCGAAATGATCGTTTTTAATTTACCTAAGATTTCTTCTGCTTCCATATTACTTACCTGCCATTCGTTTACGTATTTCTGCTAAACGATCTTGAGTAGAAACTGTTGCTGCTGTTGGAGCTTCTACAGCTTTCGTTGCTGTTGGAGGAGTTTCTTCTACAACTTCCGGCTCCGGAATTTGAGCAACTTCTTCTTCAACTACTGTGTCCTGAGCTACTTCCCATTCACGTAATGATTCACGTATAGAGTCGTCAGAAAGAGTTGGTTTGATGATTAGTCCGGTTTTGTTGATCTTTGCAAAATCTGCAAGTTCTTTACGAGTCATTAATTCAAACATGTCTCCCTCTGGCTCTTCAACTGTAGTTGTTTCAGTTACAACATCAACTACTTCGTGAGTAGTTTCTTCTGCTTCTGAAGCTGCAGCGTCATCATCCTCAGGATAATAAGCTGAAATTTCTTCACAAATACCTAACCAAGTTGAATCTTCGAAAGTACCAATTTGATTCTTTTGATCGAAAAACTCTAATCCTTCAAGCTGAAGATCAAAGTCGCGACGCGAAAATGCATTCCGGAATTTTTTAGCAAGAGGAGTAGCTTTCATAAACTTCTCAAGTTGCTCGTCACTCAAAGGAAACATACGTGGAAGAGGATAAGTTTTACCGTTGATAATTGTGTTCTCAATAGCGTTATCCAACTCGGTCTTGTAGTAATCTTTCGCTTGTTTTGCATCTTTATCGTAAGTAACGATAATGGCGCGACCAGTTTCAATATCTGTGAAAGGATCTGTTGCAAGAGGATCATTACCAGTGTCTGTCGAAGCTGCAATACTGTTCAAACGATCTTTGATAGCTGGTCCAACTTCAGCCATTCCAAATTTTGGAACACCTCCAACGATCTGATCAACATACATCACCCAAGCTTGTTTGTACTTGAGACCTTGCACCTTTTTCATAAAATTTCCGGTAATAGATTCGATCTTATCTTCAATGAAAGCTTTTATCTTCTGATCTTGACAAACTTTCAGATCTTCAGTTAAACGTTCACGAGAGTAATTGATATACTCTTCAACAAGATCTTTCTCAGTTCCACCATGAATACGAGAATTGAAAACTGACTTCGCTCCTTCTTTCATAATTGGGCGACGAGTTTTAGGATCGAGCATTTCTTGATGATTACTGTCTTTCTGAGCAACCATCATTGGTAACCAAACTGTCACCTTTGCTTCTGCGAATACATCTGATCCACCATCTTCTTCAGGATGAGGAGGATAGATGCGAACAAGATTGGAACCTTGATTCCATTTCAAATAATCTACACGATCGTTGTTGCGACCTAATGAGCTGCTTAATTCAGCATCTTTTTGCACTGTTGCTGCTACACTTGTAGCTTTGAATTTACTACGGTCTAACGCCATAATGTTTAGTTTTTAGTTGTTAATAATAATAATAATAATTAAGATCTTTGCGCTGATCAGTTGTTTTGTGTGCGTAAAAATACATACTTAGTTGATATAAACCAACAGAAGTATGTATTTTATTAGGTACTTTACTTAATTGCTTTTTTAGAAGCTTTGATCATAACTCCGTTAACTACGTCAGTTAGAAGTTCATTAGAGAATTCCTCAGGGCGAATCTTGTCGGAAATTTTGTTCAAAAGATTCATCTTAGCTTGAGCTGCCCAATACAATGAGTCGAGATAATCGAGATTCTTTTGCTTAGTAAAGAAGTCGTTCTTCTTGATTCTGTAGCGAGCGTCAATTTTCACTGCAGCATCGATTTCTGAAACTGTTCCTTTACCTCCGGTAGCCATAATTGATTTACGCTTCTCTTCAGTCAATTGAGCTTCGAAGATTTCAACATCGTTTTTGGATTCACTAACGATATTCTGTTGCTCAGCTTTCAGATTAGCAATACGATTCAATAATACTGGGAAAGTTAAAATCTCTCCAAGATAGTTGTGATGATCGATCTTTAAGATTTCATCGATGTCAATGTCGGTATCAAACGGTAGCGCTTTTAACACTATCATTTTATCTCTCAACTCTATTACTAGAGGTTCTTGTTCGTAGTTTGCCATTACGCTTCAGTTGAAGGGAGTTTCTTTTTGGCGTTCGCGATTTCAGAATCGTACACTTTCTGACCATCTTCTGCTAAAAGCAGCTTGATCTCTTTGTTAGTTGCACCACCTTTCAGAAGCTCAACAATTTTGTCTTGCTTAGTTAGTCCACCGGCAACTTTTTCAGCTTTAGGAGCTTTTTCAACTTTTTCTTTCACTGGCTTAGCTCCCTTATTAGCTTTCGTTACAGCTTTTGCGTTTGCAACTTTAAGTAGCTCTGTTTTTTCAATTTGTTCCATAGGAACGCGGATCGTTTCTCCGTTTTCTGTTTCGGTACGCATTTTAGGTGCACCTTCGATTTTGTCAGTTGTCATCATTTCTTTATTTGTTTTTATTGGTGTAATTGTTTCGATTGGTTCATCATTCTTTGTTGTACCAGAATTCCTCTGAATCACTGCAGTTTTGTTTTTACGCATGATTGTATAAAGATCTGTGAGAACGTTAGCTGAGGAGCTTGTTGACTCTGTATAGTGTTTCACGAACTCTTCTTGAGTCATTTCAAGTGCTGCTTTAATTGAAGCAGGATCATTGCGATTAAATAATGGTTTACTCATTGTCAATTGTATTTGTTACGATTGTTCTTAGAAATGCAATGTTGCGTTTAGCATACTCTATCTCTCCTTCGTCTATTTTCTGAAGGAAATAATCTTTTGGAGTTTTGTGGCGAACGAAATTCCCTTCATCCCATAAAACTCCACACATACCAGCCCATACACTAAAGCATGAGTCAGTAGAGCGCATAAGTGGATTATTCTTGTACTTCAAGAATTCTCGAGGATCTCCGGCACCAAGACAGTGAATTGGTTTTTGAATTAGATCAGCAGCCATAAGTTCGTCGTAACATGCGTGACGCCCTTCCATAATACCTTGATCATCTTTATGCATTCCAAAAGCATAAGGTACTCCGATCTTAGAGAAACCAATTGTTTTCACGTTCGGATTAGCGAGCATTTGCTTGTAACAGAAAAGCCAGTCTTCTTTAGTTTTCCCCTGTGGCACCGCGAATATATCGACTTTGTCAATAATTTCAGCTTCTTCCATCATTTCAATAAACTTGTTGAGATCTCCAAGAGTGGTCTCAGCGTCGAAGATAGTGTCAAGAGGAATGATCTCGTTTGGCATTAGATCGAGTGTTGCTTCGAGTAGTATTTGAGGCGTAACTGTCTCATAATCACCAGCTCCGTTGTCTAAAATTATCCAAAAACCTTCGGATTTCAATTGCTTGACATAGTTGCGATATTTCTCGTTTCGCAAATAATGCTGCGCCAGAACGAAAATCATTTCACCTTCTCTCATCAATTCTGGATTAGACAGGGTTGGAATTACACAAAATTTCATACTTATTTTCTTTTTAGTTGTTTGTTCTTCGTATTGTTTAAGAGCTTCGTAATATCGTTCTTCTCCTTCTTCAATCATCCATCCCGATTCCTCATCGAAAGATATTGCGTTATAGTATCCGAATTGTTCGGGAGTTGGCTTACTCATAATCTCTCACAATAAGCATCTTTCCAAACCTAGGTACTTGTCTATCGGCCGTTAAATTCTGGTAGCGGATCGTCACCATCTTCCCAATCAATTGATCTTTATCTTTCAAAAGCTGTTTACAATACTCAACTGTTCCCTTTAAGCCTGCAGAGAATTCTTCGCCTCTGATATCGCGACAATAAACTTTTGCAGCCATTCCGGCACGATTTCCTCTGCCTTCTTCAATATTGATCAATTCGAACTCAGCATCCTGGAACTCTTTCCACTTCAAAAGATCTTTGGTCCGGTGATTTTGATAGAGTGAATCAGCGTTGCGAATCATTACTCCTTCGTAGCCCATTTCGATGAATTTATCGCGGTACTCTTTGAGGATTTCTTTAGTCACTTGACCTTGAGAGTTGTCGAGGAAGACGGTTGGAACGATATGAACATATTGATACGGTACAGTTTTTTCTTTTGCAAGAACTTGTAACGTTGCGTATCGAGTAGAGAAAGGTAGATTTTTAATATCCATGTCGTAAACATGATATTGGCCAAGATTTCTACTTTTGATTAAATCTTCTTCAGAAGGTTTTTGTTTTTTGAAGATAGAGATTATTTCGTTAAAATCATCGTAAAGCTCTGAGTTGTAGAACTCTCCGTCAAATTTTATACCTGATTCTTCGAATTCTTCAATCAAAAAAGCTCCTTTAATTTCTTCCCAAATGTGAGGTGCGGCATAGATCGGCTTTCCGGTACGAGTAAATAATCCATCTTCTGTACCAATAGTTCTGGCTCCGTCAAGTTTAGCTTGAATAGCAATATACTTCAAAGATTTGACGTAATCTTCATTTTCAAGATATTTATGAGCTAATTGTGGAGAAATTTTCATCGCAGCTTCATCAACTGAATCGATGTCTTCAGTCCAGCCTTTGTCTTTTTGTTTTCTGACGCGAGCTTCTGCTTCTTTGATAGATTGCTCTTGTGGAGAGGTTTCGTTTGTAGAACCGATTCTTTTACCTTGACAACTCGTCCATTCAGTAGGAGTTTGTTTACCATCAAGATAACCTTCGGTTGTTCTGTAACGATTGTCTTCGGTTTCGATGATCCAGATTTGGATCTTACCGGATTTACTTTTCTTGTAGAGTGTCGATTTCATTGCGATTGTAATATTCGATGATTGTTGTTTTTACAGTGTAAAGGTATTGTATTAATTCGTCGAGACCAAGCAAACTGTCCCGTTTTATTGTATCTTCGAAGGCGATACTGTGGTCTTTAGTAGCTGCTCTCTTTTCATAGCGAGTTTTTAGAATTGATTCAGGTACGTTCAGAAGTACTCTTTCGTAGTTGATTGTGTGAATTTCATTCACTATATTCTCAAGAGCTTTCAGAATACTCAACTGACGAATACCAGTAATCACCATCGTATTAGTATCAGCTTTCGAATAAAAAATCTCATTCTGAAGATAGTCAATTATCTGAGTGTCGAGAGATTTGTCGTGAGTGCGAGAGTTGGTTTTGGTGAGTTCGCGAACCACATCTCCAATATCAATGTGAAGACAGTTAGGTGGACAGTTTTCAAGAACGTATTTGTTCTTGCCGGAGCAGACTTTACCGAAGACTGCGATAAGATATGATTGTTCGTTTTTCATGTTAATAGATATCTGAATTCAAAAAATCTGCAGCCTTCTTTAAAAATTGCTCTCCTTTAAAAGGTTTTAATTCTGTATTCCACAAGTCATTGAGTTCTTCTACAGCTTTATTGGTGTATTTAATTACTTGTTGAAAATGTACATCATTATAATTCTTTTCATCTCTTTGAGATCGTATATCTAACAAAGCTGCATTATAAATCACGTCTTCAAGATTGTTGTAGAGATTAGTAATTACGTGCTGTAATTCACTATCAACAAAAGTAGTCATTCTTGTTAGTTTATTCATAATTACTCCTCCACTCTTTTAACAATTGCTGATGACTCATTATCTTCTTGTATTTCGCATTCAGAAAGACTGAATTCAATTAGAAGTTCCTCAGCTATCATTTCACAAGAACGATCTCCGAAGAATAAGCATTGTGTTTCAGTACTGAAATACGTTTCGCGAAGATAGGTTTTGATCTTATGGGTTAATTGGATAAATTCAGTATCACGGTTTGAGTGGGATACCGGCAGTTTTGCAGCAATTTGAAAGAGATGACGGTGGTAGTTTCGAAGATAGCTAACCTCTTCAATAGGACATTGTCCCCAACGATGTATTCCCTCAACTGAAGTACGAGCGACGATTTCTGTACTGATTTTCATTGCCATGATTATATTTATTTATTTATGGATGTAAAAATAGTCCATTATCTCTTTCGAAACAACAGACTATTGTAGTTTTTAGGTCGAATCACCTTTATTTTTGTGATTTATCGATTATCTCCCGATCCAGTCAAGACACTGCGTTCCTTCCGAGAAGCAAGTTTGTCAATATTTTGCTGAGCTACTTCGTCGAAGTCGAGACCTAACTCGTCACACATTGCAGCTAAATACCAAAGGACATCTCCTAACTCTTTCGAGATTTCGACTTTCTTCGCTTCACTTACAACTCCATTGTCGTCGCGAATGATCTTTTTTACTTTTTCAGCTACTTCTCCGGCTTCTCCGGTGATTCCTAATGTCACATACGCTAATGCTACCTCTGGCTTGTAGATCTTTGTAGTAATCGCTTTGTTTTGATACTCTGTAAAATTCATACTTTTAATTTATTTGTGCTTTGATTTTGATTTCTAATTCATCCATCAGTTCTGGATTGTCTTCAAGAAGTTGTTTAACTCCATCGCGTCCTTGCCCCAACTTTGTATCTCCGTAACTGTACCAAGATCCTGCTTTTTTGATAATTGCAAGCTCTACTCCAAGATCAACGATCTCTCCTGATTTAGAAATACCTTTCCCGTACATAATATCAAATTGAGCTATTTTGAAAGGTGGAGCTACTTTATTCTTTGTTACTTTTACTCTTGTTAGATTTCCCATTACTTCTTCACCATCTTTCACTTGAGCTGATCTCCTTACATCAAGTCGAACTGAAGCATAGAATTTTAATGCGTTTCCTCCCGTGGTTACTTCGTTTGAACCGTAGACTACGCCAATTTTCTCACGTAATTGATTTATGAAAATAACACAAGTATTACTTTTTGAAACAACTGAAACCATCTTTCTCATTGCTTGAGACATCATACGTGCTTGTAATCCCATTTTCGCATCGCCCATTTCTCCATCAAGCTCTGCTTTAGGAATTAGAGCAGCAACTGAGTCGATTACCAGTATGTCAAAGCCGCCTGATTCTATAAGGTTGATAGCTATTTCCAAGGCCTGTTCTCCAAAATCTGGCTGCGCAAAATATAACTTCTCGTTATCTACTCCAAGATTTGCAGAATATTGTATATCGTACGCACACTCAACATCAATATAAGCAGCGTTCCCTCCAAGTTTTTGAGCTTCAGCTACTGCATGAATAGCGAGAGTACTTTTACCTGCGCTTTCCGGCCCATAGATTTCTATCACTCTACCTCGAGGAAATCCTCCAACACCCAATGCAATATCTAATGTGAGCGATCCTGTTGGAATCACTTCAACATCCATCTCAGGCTTATCTGACAATTTCATTACAGCAGTCTTTCCAAACTGTTTCGATATTTTTTCGAGAGCCAATTGTACTCTTTTATCTTTTTCCGATTGTTCCATTTTGCGATTTATTTTGTACGTGATTGATCAATTAATTGAAAAAACTCTTGACGTGTACCAATCTCATTAGTGAAGAAATATCCTGACATTTGAGATGTTTTCATAACACTATCATGTTTGATTCCCCTACATTTAACGCAACAATGCTGTGATTCGATTACACAAGCCACTCCTCTATTACCAACGCATAATTCATCTACCTTGTCGTGGATTTGCTTTGTAAGTGATTCTTGAATATTTGGTCTACGAGCGTACCAATCGACGATTCGATTTAGTTTACTTAATCCAAGTACCTGATCAGTCTTTTCTTTCCCTGGAATGTACGCTAAATGGCAAACTCCAATGAAACTCAAATTGTGGTGGCAACACATGCTTACAACAGGGATATTCGTTTGACAAATCAATCCTGTATAACCTTCGTCATTAGGAAACGTTGTGATCGGTGAGAGAGGATTAATACTTCCAGCGATTAGATCGTTTACCCAAGCTTTCGCAACTCTATATGGAGTTCTGTCTGAATGAGGATCAGCTTCCCAATCAAAACCCATTGCTGTTAAAAATCGACCATAATGGAGAGCTCCTTCTTCAATCATCTGAATTTTCTCTTCTTCTGTTCGAGAGATATTCCCATTCGCTTTTTTCAATAACTCCATTCTCTTAAAATTTAAAAGGTTTCTTTGGATCTTTTTTACCTTCAGCGACTACCGCTTTGGTGCGATTCTCTTTGATGTATGCGACGATCGCATCTACCAATTCATCGAAACTTGCTTCTTCGAATTTCTTTTTCTTCTGAAGAAGATATCCTCCCCAACCTTCGTCGTTTGGACTGAGGGTCATTGCTGCTCCTGATGTTTCTTTTACTACTTGACGGAGTTGTTCCGCTACACTTTGTTCTGCCATTTTGTTTTTTATTTTACTCTGATTAAATATCTTTGAAGATTGATGGAAGAATTGATTGCAATTCTTCTAATAAAGGTTTCATTAACTCTACCATTTGAGGATGAGCTGCTGCTGAAGTGCGCTGTTTGAAAATAGTCCTCCATTCACGCATATTTGCTGTAACTACTATTTCTGTTTTCAGAGAGTTTGGAAGTACTGATCGAGCTTGTTGAGGTGACCAACCTTTTGCAAGTAGTGTTTTGTAGTAGTACTCGGCGAGGATCATGGCATTAAACCACGCTTCTCCCGCATCTATCTGTATAAACTCTCTCGAATATTCGCCTTCTTCAAAACTACACCACTCAGGAATAATGAAAGTTAATTGATTTTCGAACTTATCTTGTGAATAATTACAATAGCGAGTGCTTTCTTGCGAGAAAGAAGCAAGTCTGTGACGAACTATTTCATGCGACACTCCTCGATCACAAATAAATAACACTGAAAGAGATTGATGTTCAAGTACTGATTCATGTCCACGTTTTATCAACATTTCAACGAATTTGTTAGCGCTCTCATCTGTCATTTTCTCTTCACTCTTATAACAAGTTCTACCTGCTCTCTCAATGCTTTGTAGAATTTTTGAGCTATCAATTTCAGATAGTATTTGGTGCGATGGTCTAATTAGTTTCATGTTACTGTTGATTTAAAAAAGTGTTAAATTCCTCGTATTTACAGATTACTTGAGAAAGTTTTCTCAACTGTATCCAGTCTTTCACTCTATTGATACGTTTCTTTGCAGCAACGATATGTTTGATGGATGAAAAATCAATTCCATTATGAGATAAAAGTCCATCAACTTTTTCAGATTGAACAAAAATATCAATCTTTGTTCCATCATGCATAAAAATGTAATTTACTTCAGCTTTCCCACTCGGCTTAGTATTAGCTGGAGCATCGTTTTGAAGGCGTGAGAGCAATTCCTTTGCTGCATCTGTGGGATTGACAAGAATGATGTCTAAATCGGCTGCAGAACTCAATTCTATAAGTCCATGATAAGCGAGAGCTGTTGATCCAGTAACATAAAATTGTTCACATGGAAGAAGCGTTTTGTAATGTTGTGCAATTTCAATTTTGTTCATAATGCTATTTTTAATCGATTAGTTTTAAAATATCTTCTTTTGATACTCCCATTGAAATAAGGAGTAGAGTGCAGTATCCAATAATGTCGCAAACATCATTTACTCTAATTTCTTCAGAAGCTTTAACTCTATTAATTTTATCATCAAGACGAATCTTGATAGAGGCATTCCCTGAAAGCTTACTAAATGTGTTTGTTGGATTAATAGCGGCGTCACCATAGCGCTTATTCTTTTCAAGAAGTAACTCCTGTATTGCGGTAGTCACTTCAACGATCTTTGCTTGAGTTGATCCTGGTAAATAACTCATAATTACACTCCTTTCTTATTATCCCAAAGGATGATTTGTAGACGATCTGAATATCTTACTCCTTCACGTATAGCTACATTCACAGCTAATTCTCGAGTCCAATGCAACCTAGATCTATTCTCTCCCTCAGGCATAATGATGACTTGTTCTCGACGAATTAAACCGGGTTCAATAAAATTGGATTCTATTTCATACCAGTCACTCTCTTCTGAGAAAACAAATTTAAACCAAGAGTTACCAAGCTCACTTAATCTCTTCAAGATTTTGGGTTTATAACAAACCTTTTGAGGCATATTTGAATTATTCAACTTTGGAGAGTTATTCCATTGATCAACTAAAGTGATGAATTCTTCACTTGGCATCAAGGTACATTCGTTTTCAACTTCAATATAAGGTTTGAAACCATATCTTTCAATAAACTCTTTTATGAAATTAATTAACTGAAGTTCAGCTTTTAAAGGAGAACCTCCTGTAAGAACTAATCTTACACCGTTTACAAATTGTTGAGGTAAATTAGCATCTTCCATAAGCTTCCATAACTCTTCGAAAGAATAAAAATTACCAAATCTCCATACGGTCTTTGAATCACAAAAAATACAAGAGAGGGTGCAATCTGCTACTCGAAGGAAAGCTGCTGGCATTCCTGCACTTACTCCCTCAGCTTGAATCGTTTCACTAAAAAATTCAGAGATTTTAAGAGAACGAAAAGGATTAAGTCCAACATAATCTTTTACTCGATTAGGATCTGCTTCAATTATTTGTTTTGACATTTGTTTATATTTTAGTATTGTAAAAGTACAACTTATTTTTGTAGAACAAGCAGAAGCTCCCATTTTCCGTGGGAGCTTCGACCCTTAGTCTTGATATCTTAAATCTACATCTAGATTAATGAATTTGTGGCCGATCTGCAAGTAGTGCCACATTTTAGGCTCCTTCCAATCAACTACGATCCCGTCAGAGATTTTGATATCGTCTAATCTCCACTTCCAATACTGCAGATCTTCACGAAAGGACTCTGCGTATCCGGTTGTTGTTTCGTGTACTCGTACTGAGCGAAGCTCTACTTCTTTTTCTCCATTTCTAAATTGCGTATTCTTAACGATTAAATCGATCACATAGAAAAACATGAGCGAGTACATCTCAGCAGAAGGAGAGCAGGGTAGCTCAATTACTCTTTCAAAATGATCATAGTAGAATTTTTTAAACTCTTCTGATTCCTTACTCCATAAGGTATGGGCATGATCAAACGATTCGATAAATTCTTTAATTGTCGATTTCATTAAACCAAAATCCATTACCATTCCTCCATTATCGATTCCTTTCGAAGTAAAGAAGATTTCCACTAAATAGCTGTGACCGTGCGAGTTACGTTGGCATAATTTTGTAGAGCAATCTCTAACTATATGCGATCCTTCAAATTTAAACTGTTTTCTTATTATCATATTTATTTATTAATTTTAATTGTATGTACTAAAAATTCATTATCTCCAAATTCTGAATCGATATGCTCAAACGTGAGTGTGATTTCGTTACCTTTTATTCTTTTTGCTTTTCCATTAATAGTTGGCAAAGCGTAGTCAAATCCATTATAAGACATTACGTTGTAACCACCTTTAAACTTCAATATAACAGGAATCCCTTTATACAAAGGCATAATATAGGCTTCTGTTTCTCCTACGGTTAAATTGCGTTCAGCTACAAAAGAGATTGTTTTTAAGGTTGCGAGCTCTGATAAGATAGATTCTGCCTCAGCTTCTTTTGCAACTTGTTCGTTTTCAATGCCGGTAAAATGCTTCACTATTTGAGGTAATTTTTCAGCATATAGTCGATTACCTGAGTAATTACCATTTTCAACTAACCATAGAACGTAATTGAAATCCAAAGAAACTAACTCATCTAAATTGCGACCGTAATATTTGCCGAACTTCATTATCTGAGGACATAAATCTTCTTTGCCTTCAACGATGAAATCTCTACATTTACCTCTTAATGATTCATCGATTGATAAATCAGGATATAAAGATTTTACCTTATTGAGATCAGTGCTTACGTTCTTGATATAGAAGAACTTGTAATCTTTACCAGTTAACCAACTCTTACCTTGAGAATCTGTAGTATACCTACATTCTTCTTGAACATCCCATAATGTGTAAAATTCTGTTGCGAATCCAATTAAGCGTGCCATATCGTTTGTTGTTTTAATTATGACCTAAAGATACGACCCATATTTCGATAAAACAACAAAAGTATGTTTTATTTTCCAATTATTTCCCATAATAATGTCTTTTGCCTTCAAACACTGAACCCTTCAAAATGTTTTCTCTCTTCCATAGAGGTTGTAGGTTACTGTAGTGAAAACATTTACGTTGCTGACCTAAGCATTGAAGATTAAATTTAGCGCATGGTTCTTTGTGATCTATATGCCATTCACCATAATTCTCCCAACTCATATTCTCAGTGAAATTCGATTCAAGATGAGTCCTTAACTCTTCTACTGTATATCCAAACTGCTTCAAAAGTTTGTTTGAATTCTCTCTCAGGGCTCGCCTCACTTTGATTCTGAGCTTCTGAGAGAGAATGTAGTTTGGATCGTTGCGAACTCGCTTATTTGATAGGGCAGACTCCTGAGCTACACTCGTCAAGTTCGAAAGCTTCTTCTTCGACATCAGTTGAAATTATTTGTTTTGTTTTTGCCTTCATCTCAAGGTATCTTTCTTTCGAAACGCTCTCGTACGGAGCTTGAATGAATCCGTGCCCTGAGTACAATAGAAAGCTTACTGACTTAATTTCGTTTGTGAAATACTGATCTAAATACTCTTTGATTTCCGGTAAATCTTCTTTCTTATAGTACACTGTGCAAGATACACTGTTATCAGACCATTCAGCCTGCATTCGACGTACAGCATCGAGTTGCTCTTTCCATCCGAAGGTTGCTGCGATTGGAGTGGTCTCTGGGATTGCACATGGGAAAGAAACCACTAACGTATTTCGATCTAAGCTTCCATCGAAATTGATCTGAGAATCTACTTCGTATCCATGAGTGCGACAAACTTCAATTAGAGGTGAGTCTGCAGCGATTCTTACTCTTCTGATGTAATATGGTCCTGCTGGATTTGGATGCACTCCTGGCGTTACTCCTGCAATAAGAGAGCTTGTTCCACTCGGCTTAACAGTTGTGAGTTTTATTGAGATCGGGAAGTTGTGTTGTTCTGAATACTCTTTGTCGTATCGTCTCAACCAAACGTAAGCTTCTTTCAACCAACTTCTCTGTTTTTCAGTAGCTTGAAGTACTCCAGTCATCCCAATTCCCATTCTCATGTTTTTGTGAACTACTTCTTCTGTCTCTTTCAAGTGACATGGAAGTGTAAGCGAATGTTTACACATGCGATAAGCGTAAATGAGTACTTCTTGTAATTCTTCCGGAGAATCAATGTTCGGTAAGAATATTTCGGCGAGACAGCAAGTTTCGTAAGGTTCGAGACTTTGCTCGCCACAAGGGTTAAATCCCTCAATATCAGCGTCTTTGTATTGTTTTTCTCCAGTTCGACCAACCTTTTTAGCCAATCTTAAATTGATCATTCCGTATGGTTCACCTTGTTCGTAAGTTTGCCAAAACTCTTTAGGTAAGTCTTTCAAATCTTTTGGAGTGATGATCGAGTTATTACTCATTGCTCTCCAGTTTGGTATATTACCAAGACTCCAAGTTTTAGCTCTCAAGAAAGCTAGATCATCGTAATCACCTATTGCAATCTCTGCGCTTCTACGAACATTCCCTGATACTACGATAAATCCAATAATATTCATAATATCGAGGCAGTCGATCGGCTCAAGTTTCTTTCCGGCTTTCTTGTTAAGTATTTTGTGAATCTCATTGATTCCCCAACATAACTCTTCAGGTCCACTTGATATTCCTCCGAACCCTTTAATAGGAGCTCCTTTACCTCTGACGCAAACTGTAGAATAAATGAAGCCTTTTCCTGCGTAGAAGTGAGCTTTCAATACTTTTCCAAGTAGCTTGATCCACCCTTCTCTGTTATCTGCTACGATGAAATCAACATCGTTCTCATCAACTCTCTCAATCTTGATTGGTCCCTTCAATTTTGGAAGCTTGTAGACATTTTCTCTCTGAATGTTAAATCCGACTCCCGACCCAAGCATGAGCATATCCATCGTCCAAGTAAATGGTTTAATCGGTTCGTTGACTGTAGTGAAAGCACAATTCTGAAGAGAGGGTAATCCTAATTTCTCAACTGTTTTGGTTCCGAGTTGCCACATGAATCTTCCTGCTGGAGACCATTTCAAACCCATTCGAGTTTCAAAATAACGCTTCTTTTCTTCATCTGTAAAGCCTACTCCAAGTTGAGTGTCCGATGCTCTCAATTCTCGATTAACTACTTCATCAAATTCCTCTGTGCGAGAATTGATATCGTCTTCATTTACTCTGCGAGCGTACGTCCTTTTGAATGTGATGTAACCAATCTCACCAAAGGGAATTGTTTTTTTGTCCATTAATTTAAAATTTTTACTATTGAATACGATTTTGAATGTATCACATTGCTATTTTTATATTTGTCGAAAGTTATTATTCCGTCGATAAATAAAATTTTATTTCCACTGTTATCTACTTCTGTTTTGAATTGATCGTAAATTTCATTCCAAACAGTTATGTACAACTCTTTCTCACCGTCGTGAAGTAGTAACTGGGCAAATGGTCCGTTTTTCGATTTTCTTTCGATTATACTCTGTACAACTCCCCCTACAACCACATCTTCTTCGATAAGCTTTTCGTTACGATCGTATTTGAGTTCTGTTGCGTTGATTTCGTTATTTGTTCTGAATTTATCTACCTTCGCAGCTAATCCTACTTTTGACATCAACTCTTTGAAATTCAGATCTCCGAATCCGCATAACTTCTTCTGAGCCATGATCCATTGATAGTCGAATTTATAATCCGTTATCACCATAAGTTCCTCAGTCATTCTCTTCTTCCATTTTTCAGAATGAAAGCTGAATGGTTCTAATTTAAGTTCTGGAAAGCTGAGTTCGTATAACTTTTGAAGAAGCTTGCCTCTCTTCCAAAGTGTGGTTGGTCCGATTTTTTCAAGTTCATCAAAAGCTCCAACAATGATAAGATTTGTTAGGACTCTTTTGTTGATTGGACTTCTCATTCGTTCGCCTTCTTGAAGGGCTCCTTTCTTTTCAACTTTTACTGTTTGAACGAGATTGTAAAAGTCTTCAAAATCTGCAAAGAATCTTTTATCCACATCCCGCAACTTCATAATTTCCTCAGTCGCTGCTTCACTTACATAGCTGATTGAATTGAGCGCCCAATAGATTTTATTTGTTTCTATGTGACCGAAATACTCTTTTCTTGATTTGAGTACGTCAGGACCAGTGATATCAATTCCTGAACCGATTGCTTTGATTTCTGAGATACGAGCC